TTATACTGCGCCTTCAGCTGCGCATCAGTTTCGGCCTCGTTGTATAGCGATCTGATATATAGCGTCATCGCCAATGCCAGATGCAGACGCATCGGGTGTTCCTCGTCGGCAATCACATCACGTGCTAGCTTGTCAGTGAACATATGCTGAATGTCCCAGCGCCCGATTAGTTCGACTTTGTTAACCTCGGCCCACTCGTTCATCTGGTTGCGCATGTCGTTGCGATACGAGTAGTCCCGCACATGCAGCATGGGTGCGATAGCAAACGCCCAGTCACGGAAGGTTTCGATGTGTGGTTTCAGCATAGCTTTGCGTTCTTTATCCACACGCACCTTCGGTGGCACGGGGACGTCGTTACCACCATCGACCCACTTGAACGCGCCGTCCACGAGACGGAATGTAAGTGATGCCTTGTCGTCCTGTGCCATGGCCCACTCGGCGCGCTTCGTGACGTAGTGCGACTTCGGGCTTTGTTTGGCGTCTGCTTGTATCTTGTCATATAGCGCACGGGGCACGGTGCGGGTCTTGGCGAGGAAGTATGCCTGCCCACCTGCGCTGATGAAGTGCTTGCCGTTGCGGTTGATGAAGCTGAGACCCCATGGTGTATGACGCCACAGGAACGCGTAGCGCATGTTGTGTTGATACGGACCCCAACCGTTGCGCAGTGTAACTTCTTCTGTTCCGTCACGATACTTGCGCCACACGATGGGTGCATACTTCTCCATGTCCTTGAGTGTTGGTCGGTATTTCGCATTAAACCAGTGGTAGTGGCCGAAGTGCTCGTCACCCATGTGGTATCCGTCCGACAGGGCGTAGCAGTAGTCGCTGATCTTGACGATGCGCTCATACTTGCGCTTGCGGTCGCCGATGGGGCGGATGTCCTTGCCCTTGTTAGCTGCGCCGCCGAGCGGCTTGATGTTGTTATAGTATGCTTCGACTTCTGCGAAGTTGCTAAACGATGTAAATGTACGTGCCATTCTTAGCTCCTAGTTTGTTAGTGTCGCACTAACCGAAGTTGTGCTTGATCTCGCGGCTCACACCGCACATGTCCCACAGGTATTCCCGCAGGTCTCCGTTGTCGTCATTCTCTATAAGTTCTTCCTCGATGTCCGGTGTCTCCTCTCCGATGCGATACTTCACCCACGCATACTGCATGTTTCTGTTATCGGCGAACTGCTCCGCCACCGCTTGCAGGTGCTCGTAACCCTGCACGTCCTCATACTCTTCATACCATTTCACACAGCCAATCTCCCACCACAGGCAGTATATGCCAGCCTCCTCGTCGTCGTGGTTATTCCACGCCTCTGCGATGTTGTGCTTCTGCACACGCGGGTCCATGCAATACACAGCCCACACCTCGTCACGATCCTGCTTACGTGCGAAGGCGATAGCCAATAATACTTCGCTTCTATATCCCATCACATGTCCCTCGATTTGATGTGCACGGTCTTGCCCACGTCAGGCTTGGCGCGCTCGTTATCCAACACAGTCCACAGCACGGGGTGGTGCCACTCACCCCAGCCACCGAACAGATAGCCATCAGTCAGCACGATCACAGCCTGTGCTTTGATCTGGTTGTCTTGTATATACTGCGGCACACATTCGACGTTGGTGCCACCGCCACCCTTGGGCTTGGTTGACTGCACGATGTTGTCCACCTCGGCACCCTCGTAGCGTTCATCACCTGCCACGTCCGTGTCCCAATACAGGATGCGGATAGCCTCGGGGTGCACAGTGTCCGCCACCTCTTTGATCTCGGCGAGGAACACACCCAGTTCACGCGCACCGATAGAGCCTGACGTGTCAATGGCCACGACGATCTCGCCGATCTGCTCACTGATACCGCTTGGCATGTAGACACCCGCGCCGATGTAGCGACGGTTGGGCCTACGCCATGTCGAGTAGTCTGTGCCCTGACAAGTTGTCTGCACAAAGGCACGCAGCACCTCACGCCAGTCCACTTGTGGCTGAAGCAGTTCAACCATGTCACGGTCAGCACCATTGCCCAGCTTGCCTGCGGCCAGCGCACCTTGGCGCACAGCTTCGTCGATCTCACGTGCGAGTTCGCGCTGCTCGTCTGCGGTCATAGCCTGCGCATCTTCCCATCCGTGCTCGTCGAAACCTTTACCGCTGCCATTTGGCATACCCTGTCCATCACCTTGTCCTGAGCCGTTACCCTGTCCTTGGCCTTGTTGCTTCAGGTCGTTGAACACCTGCGCGCTGTCCCACCCACGATACTTCTCATCGAAGCAGCCGATGTTGAGCGGCCCGTCCATGGTGGCGAACAGGTCCGCGTTGTCGTCCACCAGCTTGATGTTAATCACGTAGTCACACGCCATGTTGGCCAGCTGCGGGTCTTCGTCATACAGGTGCTTCCACGTTGTCAGGTGACGATACAGCTTGTGATACTCCTCGTGCAGCACAAGGAAGCGCAGCTGCCGGTCGTTGAGGTCGGCGATAAAGTCAGCACCGAACACCACGTCCTTGCCGTTCGTGTATGCTGTCGGACACTTGGATGCGTCATACTCGACGCGACGTGACCCGATCATCAGCACACCAGCCAGCGCCATGTATTTGGGGTTGGCCATGATGTCGATCACGGCCTTCTGCACCCTCTGGTCTGGCGATAAGTTGTTCATCATTAACATGTGTGTTCTCCTCACAGTCCTAGTATGCGTTTCCACCACGGCTTCTTCTCCACCGTCGGTGCCTCGTCGTAAGTTGTTAGTGCGACACTAACAGTCTCGTATCGCTTGGGTTGCTTGTGCAGCTGCATGGAATAGATGCGCTGCGTTACTGCGCCGTGTGAACGGCCCAGCTGCTTGGCGATGTCCCAGTTGCTTGCACCCGTGTGATACATGTTGACGAGCGTATCCACTTCGTCGTCGGTCCACCGTGTGTTGGTGCGGCCTTCCTTGCGCTTGTATTTCTTCTGGTATGGTTTCATTGGTCTGTCTCCTTAGCGTTTGTCTGCTGCGAAAAGGTAGTTGTTCTGCATGGCCCATGCGGTGAACTTCTTGTTGGTCATCACCATGGACTGCTTGGAATACTTGGGTGCACGGACACCGTTGGCGAACATACCCTGTGCTTCCTTGTCGAGGCGCACCATGTAGTCGAGCCACGCATCCACCCAGTCTTTCTCCAAAGATGCAAGGGTGCGATACACCACCATACACACGGCAGCTGCACTGTCTGGCACCTTGGCGTTCTTCGGGTCGTCCTTGATAGACTGCAAAGACGGAAGCTGGTCGGCCATCTTGACGAACGCCATCAGGTCCATCGCCGCACGATCACCGATAGTGCCCATGAGTGTGCCCGTCAGGGTCTGGTCATCGAACAGGTGGCGTTCTTTCAGGATGTCAGACGCAGCTTCGAGTGAGCGAGGCGTGACAAACGCAGCGCGCTGTGCCTTGGGGTGGAATATATACGGGTTATCATCGGGGTCGCGCACATCTTCGAACGACAAGAACAGCTGCGGGTTATCCTTACACCAACCAAGCAGGGTGTGATCCACGCCGTTGTTGATGCCCCACTCGATCCACTCCATGTTGCTCGGCTTGCGAGCGGTGATGACGGTGATGCGGTTCCGTGCATGTGGTGGTAACAAGTCACCGACACCCTCGGCCCCGAGGTTCGTGGTCGCAAAGATAATGCTGTCAGGGTGCAGCGTGTAACTGCCGATCTTGCGCTCCAACATGAGGCGCAGCAGTGCCAGCTTCACGGACGGGTTAGCCTTGCCATACTCGTCGATCATCAGGATGATGGGTGCCTTGATGTGCGCGCCCAACTCCTCGTTCGTTGCGTATGTGACGTAGCCCTGCCCGTCTGCTGTTGCGATGTTAGGCAGCGTGATGTCGCCCAAGTCCTTCGTGGTGCAGTCGAAGTAGCATGGCGTATGCGTGGGCAGGCGTTTAGCCAGTGCGGACAAGAGCGAGGACTTGCCCGTGCCCATGTGGCCTTGCACCAGTGAGGTGCGCTTGTGGCCTGTCGCTGCGATGAACGCTTCGATCTGATCGAGGTTCAGCTGATACATTTGCTGTGCTGTAGTCATGGTAGTTCTCCTGTTTGTTTGCCGTGGCGTAGCCACGGGTTCTCCGTTTGTTAGTGGCGGCACTAACACCGCCTGTTAAGTTTACATGTCGAGCGAAGGCAGAGACTTGATCGCCTCGTCCACCGCACGTTTGGTTTCACGGCGCAGATACTCGTCCTCGCGCAGCGCACTCGGCGTCACACCTCGCATCGCGTCGTCCAGCTTGTCGGCCATAGCTGACATCTGACTGTCGTTGTTCACGTTGCACACGCGCAGCAGCTCAATCATCTCGGCCACGTTATCGACCAGCGTGTCACGGAAGATTTTCTTCTGCTCGTGGTCGCCGTAGTCGAGCCGCTCGGACATGCGGGACAGCGCATCGTATGCACGTTTCCACACGTCGTTCATGGCGTTGCTGAGTTGAGTGCTGTAGTAGTTCGAGTAGTGCGCCTTGAGTTCTTCGGCTGCGTCGTTTTGCAGGTCGATGCGGAAGTCACCCGCGTCAGGCAGCGGGATATACGTCAGGCCAAAGCGAAACTTTTTGCGCAGGCTGTCGAGCGTGGGGTAGTCATCACGCAGGAACAAGTCACCCAGCTTGGTTTGGGCTTGGCTGATCTCCCAGTCATACGCGTCGAGGAACAGCTGCACGAGCCGCTCGTATTCGTTCTGCAACGCGGTCATCTGCTCGTTGTATTTGAAATACTGCGCCGTAGGCAGCAGGCGCAGGCCGGTATCGGACCACGGCATTGTCATGGCGTAGTGCGCGTTGCGCAGGTTGGCCGTGAATTTCTGCACCGCGACGAGTTCGGCGCAGTCACCCAGCAGTTTCTTGTTCACCGCTGCGACACCTGCCGCTGCGTAGTTCTGCTGCGTGACGTCTTCCGATGCGCGCTTGTCTTTCTTGCGGCCCGTCCATGTGCTGATGCTGAGTTCGACGAGCATCGAGGACGACGAGATCGTGGGGGTGTGCGCCTCCGGTGCAGGAGTGAGCGGGTTGAGGTGAGCGACGTTTGTCATGGTAGTTCTCCGTTGTTAGTGCCGCACTAACAAGTGGCGGCGTTTGGTGGTTGAGATTTGGTGTCTCGTGGTAGGCGGTTATTTTTATTGTTATATCTTATCATACCATAGTGCGCCCACTATGGCAAAGTTGTGGGCCTCGAACTCCCTATCTTACCTTCTGGTTCAGGTGCTTGAGTTCTTCCTTGCGTGTCACGCGGGTGTAGTGCCCCTTCGGGGTCGGCACGATGCACCATCCCATCCGTGCTTCACGCGCTGCTTCTTCGCCGCAGGTGAGGCAGGTGTTGTAGCCGAGGGCCTTCCTTTTGGGGTGGTATGTCTCCCCGCACTCGATGCACTCTGGTTTGTCATGCTGTGTCATGCCATTTCTCCTTTGTTAGTGTCGGCACTAACAGGCACCAACATCTCCACGTCGTAACAGTCACACGCGAGGACGCCGTATTCGGCAGCGTCGTGGTAACGCGCGAAGTATGTCTCGTCTTTGATTGTGCCGATCAATGGCGCTTGGCCGTGGCCGATGTCGCGGACCGTGTCCGCAAGCCAGCGTTCGAAGGCAGAGCCTTCTTCCTCGTCGAGGCCGCTGATGTCGCCGTAAAGCACAGGGCAAATCCAGTGGGCAGGCAGGCTCAGGGTGATGTGTTCGAAGCGCGTAGTCATATCTTATCTCCTATTTGTGGTCTCGGGGCTTAGCCCCGATTGTTAGTGTCGGCACTAACATGCCTTATTCCTGTGCCCAGCGTTTGGGCGTGTTGGGGTCGCGGCGCATGGGGTTGTTGCGCGTGGCGCGCTTGGGCGGGGTGATCGACGCATCCGCACGTTCTTCTCTGGCCCACTCGGCGCGGGTCGCCTTGCTGGTGCCGTGGTATCCGGCCTTGACGCGGTGGATGAAGAACTTGCCTTGGGCCTCGCGGGCAACAGCGGCACGATAGTGCATGGCGCAGAACTTGCGTAATTCCTCTTTGGTCATGGTCATTCTCCGTTCATGGCGGCTTCTAGGGCCAGCATTTCTCTGAGGGCAGCTTGGACGCGACGCGAGGCGGTATCGAACGCTTCGATCTCCAACGCGTCCTGCGCATCTTGCAACAGGGCGCGAACCCACGTTGATTTTGAGCGCACCAGCATTCGGGTTTCGGCGTGGTCCCAGTGGGCAAGTATCTCAGCATCAGTCATATCTTGTATCCTTTGTTAGTGCGGCACTAACAGTGCGGCGGGGTGGAAGCTGGTAGTGGTTAGTGTTAAGCGGTTAGTTTTGGTGGTATTTCTTATAGAATACCGCAAGTGGACCACTATGTCAAATGTTTGGCCTATCAGGCGGTGGTATCTGGTGGTATCTGGTGTAATGTCGCTGAATGTCGCAAGATGTCGTAGGTAGAGGGTCTGTAAGTGTATGAAAATAAAAGAATGTTCATAAATAATAAATGTTCCTAAAATTGTATACTCATGTTTGACGCGGATATTTGGGGGGAATCGGCCCCAGCCCCTGCCTTAGTTTCGGTGCCTCAAAATCCGAGGACACTACCTTACCCCCCCGACATTAGGAACATTTCGTAAAATCAATGGGTTACAAGGGGTCCTACCACCGACATTAGCGACATTATCACGGATACCACTATTTACCATTTCCTGATAGGCAGTTTTGGGGGGTCCGAACCCGTGCCTTCTCCCCGAACTATCAGGCGCTATGCAACTCTAAGAACTGGCATCGTTTGTTAGTGTCGGCACTAACAGTAAAACGGAACATTACTTTCTTATCAACGTATTAGCACAAACCGCTTATTGACGAGTTGTCAGGCGCTACGCAACTCTAGGAACTGGCATCAGTTGTTAGTGTAACACTAACAAAAAAAGCCCCGCGCGAGGCGGGGCAGTGGGCAGTGGTAGGCAATGTAGTAGAACCATAGCATAGTGCTAGGCGCTGCGCAACTCTAAGAACTGGCATCGTTTGTTAGTGCGGCACTAACAAATCAGCGGGCACAAAAAAGCCCCACCCGCCGGAGCGGATGGGGCGAAGATGTTATTTGACCATCTTGTTTAGGTCGCGCAGCGCTTTGAGGAAAGCCGCGGCGTCGAACGTCAGTGCCTCGGCACCTTGGACGATCTTTTCAATCGTCTCGATCTGGGCGCGGATTTTGTCCTCTGGCGACTTGGGCGGCTGCGGTGCGCGCTTGTCATCGACGCCCTCGCGCTTTTCCAAGGCGCGCTTGAAGTCGTTCCGGCGTGCGCCGATCTGTTGCTGCCAGTAGCGACGATCCGCCTTGTCAGCGTCGCCAAGCGACTTGGCAGGCGCGGCCAAAAGTTTCTGCACCCGCGCCGTGAAGCCCGCGACAATCGCCGCGTTGATCTTCTCGAAGATTTCCTCGGTCGCGGTTGATTCCCCGCCCTTGGACTTGGGCGAGATGAAGTCGGTCGACTTGAAATCTGCCGCGTGCAGCTCATCCGCGGCGCTTGCCATCTTGCGGGCTGCGCCCTCGACGGCCGCGACGGCGGTGGTGATGACCTTGAAGGCCGCGACGGCCTGCTTTTCGTTTGCGTTTGCCATGATGTAACTCCTATCTCATAGCTAATAAACCGGTCGAACCGTTCGATCCGGTAAGTAAGTTATGCCAAGTTATGGTGTGGTTTACAATAGATAACGCCCAAACGATAACGCCTGATAGCGTAGCGTAGCGCGTCGAAACGTGTTAGTGAGCGGCACTAACAAAACGCCAACAGCGCAACCATACCCCACCCCCACCCCCCGAATTGGTTTTGGGACTCCGCTGACTTCCTATGTATTACTAATCCAGACGAACAATCCCGCCCCAAAACATTTCGACATAATTTTTCCTAATAAAAACAAAGGCTTACATTTTACCCACCCACCGGATTCGGCGCGCTCAGGGAAACACCCCCCTTATGGGACCCACGGGTCCCTCCGACCCCCAAAAATTTCGCTATGCTACCGAGTCTTGCGAAATCACACCGTAAGAACTACACTGATGCCATCGGCCACTAGCCTGCGACATGACATGACAATACATCTGACCCCGGAAAGCGGGATACCGGCAGAGGGCCGGACCCCGAGAGTGGACTTAAAAGAGCGTGCAGCCGCGTGCGCACGCACGGTTGAGTTGTTGTCAGAACATGGTCTCTCCACTGTAAAGACCCGCGAGGATGACGAGCTTGCTGCTCAGCTCTCCGTCGCCTATGCCGAAAACCCTGAACACGCATCTAAAGTCGTTACACCGAAGCGAGTGGCTACGATGACCCCCGCTGCGATCCTAGAGACGAACAAGATTCTCAAGGAGTACGGGCACCACGTCGTGGAGTCCGCTGTTACAGTGCGTAACCTCGTGACTAACAAACTCCTGCTGGAGACGGAGAACCCGGACCCTCGGGTGCGTATGAAGGCGCTGGAGCTGCTGGGTAAGATCAGCGACGTTGGGTTGTTCGCGGAGAAGTCCGAGGTGACTATCACGCACCAGACTACGGACGATCTGAAGGAGAACCTGCGTAGAAAACTGCAGAAGCTAAGTCAGCCCGACGAGATCGAGGACGCCGTGGTCATAGACGGCGATGCCATCGACGTGGATAAAGAGCTTGGGTTCGACGATGAATAAGGTGTTGGACTTTAGCGAGGAGGAGATCGAGCACATGCTCGCGAACCTCGACGCGTTCAGTCCAGAAGAGATTGCCGAGATCGACCGGATGGTGGACGAGCTTGCGACACGCAAGTCAAACCAAGCGGCGCATGACGATCTGCTGGCGTTCTGTAAGAAGATGGACCCGAACTACCTCGTGGGGCGGCACCACCGCATACTTGCCAACATGCTTATGGCCATTGAGCGTGGAGACAAAGACCGTATTTGCGTGAACATGCCGCCCCGCCACGGTAAATCACAACTCGTGTCGATATTCTACCCCGCATGGTTCCTTGGGCGGAATCCCGACAAAAAAGTTATGATGGTGTCCCACACCACGGACCTCGCGGTGGATTTCGGGCGTAAGGTGCGTAACCTCATCGCCACCGACCTGTATAAAGAAGTGTTTCCCGCTGTGGCGCTGTCCATCGACTCAAAGTCAGCCGGCCGGTGGAACACAAACCACAAGGGCGAGTACTTCGCCTGTGGTATCGGTAGCTCCATCGCGGGTCGCGGTGCTGACCTGCTGCTGGTAGATGACCCTCACTCCGAACAAGACGTGCTGAACGGTAACTTCGAGGTGTTCGAGCGCGCATACGAGTGGTTTACCTTCGGTGCACGTACACGTCTGATGCCCGGTGGGCGCGTGGCTATCGTGCAGACCCGCTGGCACTTGGACGACCTAACAGGCCGTGTAACACGTGACATGGCAAAGAACGACAAGTCTGACCAGTACGAGGTGGTCGAGTTCCCAGCGATCCTCGATGTAAAAGACAAGAAGACCAAGAAGGTCACGCAGAAGCCGCTGTGGCCGGAGTTCTTCGATCTGACAGCGCTGGAGCGCACCAAAGCCTCAATGCCGGTGTTCCAGTGGAACGCACAGTATCAGCAGCAACCCACCGCCGAGGAAGCCGCGCTGGTCAAACGGGAGTGGTGGTTGGAGTGGCCGCACGACGAGCCGCCGCCCTGCGAGTACATAATAATGTCGCTCGACGCCGCAGCAGAAAAGCACAATCGCGCTGACTTTACCGCCCTAACAACTTGGGGTGTGTTCCTCAACGAGGAGACCGGCGACTACAATGTAATATTGTTAAATAGCATAAAACAGCGTATGGAGTTTCCTGAGCTCAAAAAGCTGGCGATGGAAGAATACGCCGAATGGCAACCTGACTCGTTCATCGTTGAAAAGAAGAGCGCTGGCACGGCGCTCTATCAGGAGATGCGCCGTATGGGTCTGCCCGTGCAAGAGTTTACGCCACATCGTGGGTCCGGTGACAAGCTGGCCCGCCTGAACAGTGTGGCGGACATTGTTGCATCTGGTATGTGCTGGGTTCCGCAGACGCGCTGGGCCGAAGAAGTCGTGGAGGAGATTGCTGGATTCCCATTCATGTCGCATGATGACTTGGTGGACTCCACAGTCATGGCTCTTATGCGATTCCGTAATGGAGGGTTTATCCGCCTACCCACCGACGAACCGGAAGAGCAGAGATATTTCAAGCAACGCCGGGGCGGCTACTACTGAGGGTAAGAAATGGCTATCGAAAAAGGACTATACAGCGCCCCAATGGGCCTAGATGACGAGATGGAAGACCAGCTGGAGGGCGAATTGCCCGGTGAGGAGCTGGAAATCGAGATTATTGACCCAGAAGCGGTCATTCTTGATGACGGGAGCATGGAAATCACACTGATTCCCGACGTCGAAACCGCCGATCTGGCGGATTTTGGGGCTAACTTGGCGGAATTTCTGGACGAGGGCGACCTCCGCGAGCTGTCTCAAGACCTCGTGGGGCTCATCGAAGCGGATATCGATAGCCGGAAAGACTGGGTTGAGTCCTATGTGCAGGGTCTAGACGTGCTTGGGTTCAAGTACGAGGAGCGTACAGACCCGTGGGAGGGTTCCTGTGGGGTGTATTCTACGATTTTGGCTGAAGCAGCCATCCGGTTCCAAGCTGAAACTATGTCTGAGACTTTCCCTGCCGCAGGGCCGGTCAAGGTAAAAATCCTTGGTGACGAGACTAAGGAGAAGATCGAGGCCGCGGAGCGCGTCAAGGCCGATATGAACTACGAGATCACCGAGCGGATGGTCGAGTACCGGTCTGAGCACGAGCGGATGCTCTATTCGCTGGGTCTGGCTGGGTCTGCGTTCAAAAAGGTTTATTTCGACCCCAATATGGGCCGTCAGGTATCGCTGTATATCCCTGCAGAAGACGTGATTGTGCCGTATGGCGCGAGCCACATCGAGACGGCGGAGCGCGTCACCCACGTGATGCGTAAAACCAAGAACGAGATGCAGAAGTTGATGGCCGCTGGGTTCTACCGCGACATCGATCTTGGCGATCCCGTGCCCTATCACTCTGATATTGAAGAGAAAAAGGCCGAAGAGGGCGGCTACAGCCTGACTGACGACAACCGCTTCGCACTCTACGAGTGCCATGTCGAGATGGTTGTGCCGGGCGTGGACGACGAGGATGACCTCCCGAAGGCATACGTCGTTACTATTGAGCGTGGTTCTGGTGAGGTTCTGGCAGTCCGTCGTAACTACGAAGAAGGTGACGAACTGGCCCTGAAAAACCAGTATTTCGTACACTATCCGTACGTTCCGGGGTTTGGGTTCTATGGCCTTGGTCTAATCCATATCATCGGTGGGTATTCGCGTGCTGGTACGTCGCTGATTCGCCAGCTGGTGGACGCAGGTACGCTGTCTAACTTGCCGGGTGGTCTGAAGACACGTGGCCTGCGTATTAAGGGCGATGATTCTCCCATCGAGCCGGGTGAGTTTAAGGACGTAGATGTGCCGTCGGGGTCTATCCGCGACAACATCATGCCCCTCCCGTACAAAGAACCGTCGCAAACACTGCTTGCCCTGCTTGATCGCATCACGCAGGAGGGACGTCGCCTCGGGGCTATCAGCGACCTGAATATCTCCGATATGTCGGCTAACGCACCAGTGGGTACCACACTTGCCCTGCTGGAGCGTACGCTGAAGCCGATGGCCGCGGTACAGGCGCGCGTACACTACGCGATGAAGCAAGAGTTCAAGATGCTCAAGGCTATCATCGCAGAGCACGCTCCCGAGGATTACTCGTACCAGCCAGCTCGTGGTGAGGTAGGCGCACGCCGCGCTGATTACATGATGGTGGATGTGATCCCCGTCAGTGATCCTAACAGCTCCACGATGGCACAGCGTGTGGTCCAGTATCAGGCCGTGCTCCAGATGGCTCAGCAGGCTCCGCAGATTTACGATCTACCGGTCCTGCACCGCGAGATGATGGAGGTTCTGGGTATCAAGAACGCGGACAAGATCGTGCCGACTCGCGACGACGCGAAGCCGACAGACCCGATCAGCGAGAACATGGCTGCACTGATTGGCAAGCCGATGAAAGCGTTCATCTACCAAGATCACCAAGCGCATATCGCTGCACACACATCGTTCCTACAAGACCCGATGATTGCGCAGATGATTGGCCAGAACCCACAAGCAAAGCAGATCATGGCGTCTTTGCAGGCCCATATCGCCGAGCACCTCGGGTTCCAGTACCGTCAGCAGATCGAGGAGAAGCTGGGCGCACCGCTGCCCGCACCGAACGAGGAGCTGCCAGAAGAAGTCGAGGTACAGCTGTCTCGCCTCGTGGCAGACGCTGGTCGCCAGCTTACGCAGGCACACCAGCAACAAGCCGCACAGCAGAAGGCACAGCAGCAACAACAAGACCCGATGTTCCAGCTGCAGCAAGCAGAACTCAAGGTCAAAGAGGCCGAGGTTCAGCGCAAAGCGGCAAAAGACCGTGCCGACGCAGCTGTCAAGCAAGAGCAGCTTAAACTGCAGACTGCGAAGGCCGCTACGGACGCCATGCTCAAGGCCGAGGACATCAAGGTTGCGAAGACTGAGCTCGCCATTGATGCAGAAGTCCGTGGTGTGGAGATGAGCCAAGCCCGCAGAGCTGCGCGCGACAAGACGCAGCTAGAGGTGGCGAAGCTCATGCAGCAAACCAAGCCAAAAGGGGAGAATAAATAACCATGGCAAAAACCGTCTTTGACGTGCTTACAGACAAACTCGACGAGCAAATCTCGTCTGCACAAGTATACCTGACCGGTGGTGCTCCAAAGGACTACGCCGCGTACAGGGAGGTTGTTGGCTTAATTCGGGGTCTCGAAGCTGGCAAATCTTACATCGAAGACCTCTCGCGAAACTATATGGACAACGATGATGACTGAAGCAGCAGTTAAAATCAGCGAAGAACAGGCATTCGAGCAGCAGCTTCCGAAGCCTGTAGGCTACCGCCTACTGATTGCCCTCCCGCAGGCTCCTGAGACCTACGAGGGGACTAAAATCCTGAAAACCGACACGGAGCGTAACCGTGACCACATCATGTCTATCATTGGCGTGGTCGTGGATATGGGTGACGACGCATACAAAGACGCGTCGCGTTATCCTGACGGTCCTTGGTGTAAGCGGGGCGATTACGTCATGTTCCGTATGAACTCAGGCACTCGCTTTAAGATGGGTGATATTGAGTACCGATTGATGAATGACGATTCCATTGAGGCAGTGGTCGCTGATCCTCGTGGCATCCAGCGTGCGTAAGGGGGATACGGCATGGCATTCCAAAAAGTCGAATACGAGTTCCCGGGCGATAGCGACGAGGACACCGTAGACATCGAGATTGAGCCCTCCTCGGCTCAGCCTATGAAGCGCGGCGCAAAAGCCGAAAAAGAGATTGAAGTCGAAGTAGAGGACGAGGCCCCTAAGAAGGCCAAAGCCAAAGCACCGGTGGAAGACGACGATATTGAGATCGACGTCGTTGACGATACGCCCCCAGCAGACCGCGGGCGTACACCATCAGAGCCGCCAGAAGACGTTACCGACGAGGAGCTCGAAGAGTATTCCGAGAAAGTACGCAAGCGGATCAAGCACTTCACTAAGGGCTACCACGACGAGCGTCGCGCCAAAGAAGAAGCAATGCGTGAGCGGGCTGAACTGGAACGCCTTGCGCAGCAGCTTATGGATGAAAACCAGAAGCTGAAGACGTCAAGCTCCAAGAGCCAAGCAGCCCTTATCGAGCAGGCGAAGCGCACCGCAAAGTCAGACCTAGACTCCGCTAAAGCTGCGTACAAAACTGCGTATGATTCTGGGGACGCAGACGCTGTGCTAGAAGCGCAAGAGAAGTTAACGGCTGCTACCAATAAGCTCGAAAGAGTAAGCAACATCAAAGTACCAGCTTTACAGGCGAAGGAAACACCTGTACAAGTTAAGGGAGATGATACACCCGCCCCGGCTCCACAGGTCGATCCGCGGGCCTTGGATTGGAAAAATCGCAATCCTTGGTTCCAGAACGACGACGAGATGACGAGTTTTGCGCTGGGGTTGCATAACAAACTCGTCAAAGAGGGCGTAAGTCCTCAAAGCGACACCTACTACGAGCGAATTGATGCTCGTATGCGACAAGTGTTCCCCGACCAGTTCGAGGACGCTAAACCGGATAACCCGGAGCCGAAGCGAAAGGCCTCGGTCGTGGCACCCGCAACGCGCAGCACTGCGCCAAAAAAGGTGACGCTGACCCGAACGCAGGTCCAAATCGCGAAGAGGTTGGGGCTAACTCCCGAACAATACGCCAAACAGGTTGCACTAGACATGAGGAAACAAAATGGCTGAGAATCGCATTAACCGCGAGCTTGAGACCCGCGAAAAGGCTACCCGCAAACGCAGCTGGCAGCGCCCGGAACTGCTTCCGTCGCCAACTCCTGAAGCTGGGTACGACTACCACTGGGTACGTATCAGTACTCAAGGCCAAGCCGACGCCACGAACGTTTCTTCGAAATTGCGTGAAGGTTGGGAACCCGTCAAAGCGGCGGATCACCCGGAGATCACCATGGTTACCGTCGAGAACGACCGGTTTGCCGACAATGTGGTGATTGGCGGGCTGATGCTCTGCAAGGCACCAAAAGAGTTGGTTGAGGAGCGTAATGAATATTACGAAACCCAGACCAAGTCCCAGATGCACTCGGTGGATAACAACTTCATGCGTGAGAACGATCCTCGTATGCCCCTCTTCAATGAGCGGAAGACGAAGGTCACCTTTGGTAACGGAACTTGATAGGAGCTTAAGATGGCTTATCCTACTGTTAGCGGGCCCTACGGCCTAGTTCCGGTGAAACTGTTGAGCGGGACCCCCTTCGTTGGTGGTGTATATCGTCAAATGAAGATCGCAAGTGGCTACGCTACTTCGATTTTCTTCGGCGATGCCGTGAAACTCGTCACCGGTGGTACTGTTGAGCGTGATACGTTTGACGCCGCAATGACGCCCGTTGGTGTCTTCATGGGTTGTCGGTACACTGACCCGAATCTGGGTTATGAGCTGTACAGCCAGTCGTTCCCTTCGGGCACTGTGGCAGACGACATCGTCGCGTATGTCGCAGACGCAACCGATCTGCTGTTCAAAGTAGCCGTCGTGTCTTCGGGCACCACCATCGGCGATCTGGCACAGACCGACATCGGTGCGAACGTCGCAGGTGTGGACAACACCGGTGATTCGACTTCGGGTAACTCCCGTTGCGCGATCTCGGACACGTCCGCCACCACCGCAACTCTGCCGTTCCGCATCGTCGGTCTGGTAGAGGAAACCAAAAACAGCTCGGGTGGTTATACCGAAGCCTACGTTAAATGGAACGCAGGCCACCAGTATAGCAACACGACTGGTGTATAAGGAGGCTGACTAATGGCTATTTCACGCGCCCAGCTACTTAAAGAACTCCTTCCCGGGCTGAACGCTCTGTTCGGTATGGAGTACGCCAAATACGGTGAAGAGCACGCCGAAATCTTCGAAACCGAGTCTTCGGACCGTTCGTTCGAAGAAGAAACCAAGCTGTCGGGCTTCTCCGCAGCTCCGGTTAAAGGTGAAGGTGCTGCTATTGAGTATGACAATGCTCAAGAAGCATGGACCGCCCGCTATACCCACGAAACCATCGCGATGGGCTTCTCGATCACCGAAGAAGCTATCGAGGATAACCTGTACGACTCGCTGTCGTCGCGTTATACCAAAGCGTTGGCTCGTGCTATGGCATACACCAAGCAGGTTAAAGCTGCAGCCATCTTGAACAACGCGTTCGCGGCTGGCACGACTTACGGCGACGGCAAGTCGCTGTGTGCTACCGATCACCCGTTGGTCTCTGGTGGTGCTAACTCGAACCGTCCGGCAGTCGCTGCTGACCTTAACGAGACTTCGCTTGAAGCCGCCGTTATTGCTATCAGCCAGTGGACTGACGAACGTGGCCTGCTGATTGCAGCCAAGCCGCGCAAGCTGGTTATCCCGCCTGCCCTGCAGTTCGTTGCTACTCGCCTGCTGGACACCGAAGGTCGCGTTGGCACCGCCGACAACGACATCAACGCACTGCGTAACAACGGGTCTATCCCCGAAGGCTACACCGTGAACCACTATCTGACGGACACCAATGCTTGGTTCCTGATGACCGACGTTCCGAACGGTCTGAAGCACTTCGTACGTGCGCCGATGTCCACCTCGATGGACGCGGACTTCGACACCGGTAACTCGCGCTACAAAGCACGTGAACGTTACTCGTTCGGTGTTTCGGACCCGCTGGGTATCTACGGGTCGCCCGGGGCGTAAATGTTCTCCCCCGAATAGCGCTCTGGCGCGACGGAAGAGGCGGCGTAAGTCGCCTCTTCCTTTTTATTTTGTTATGGTGTATTTTAGTGGCATCCCTGACAGCCGCATGGTGTGGCTGACTTGACCCACGACAGGAGATACACATGGGTACTACGACCTTTAGCGGTCCGGTTGTCTCGAACAACGGCTTCACCGGTGACGTAACCGGCGCAATCAAAGTTCCAACTTACACTGTTGCTACTGCACCTTCGGCTTCCACCGCTGGTGAAGGGACTGTCGTCTACGTCTCTGACGGCGCTGCAGGCTCCGCGATTCTTGCGTTCTCGGATGGCACTAACTGGAAACGCTCCGATACTGGCGGCACCATCGCCGCATCGTAAGGGGGTAGGTTATGACTATCAAATGGGAACAAGCATCTAAGGAAGAGCTAGCCGAGCGTGACGCTGCGGCTAAGCCCGCTCCGAAGAAGGCCTCCAAGAAAAAGGAGGACTAACGAATGTCTAATTCAGACGTCCGTTCCAAGCGAGTAACTACAGCGGCTTCTCTGGCTGTTGGTCCCGCACGTGTACGCCAAGTACAGGTTCTGACCACTTCTGGGGGCGCTGGTAGGCTCACTATCACCGACGGTGACGGTGGGCCCACAGTGTTGGACCTAGACTTCCTCGCCTCTGACTCGCACTCTGTTAACATCCCTGACTGGGGCATCCGTTGCGAAAGCGATGTGTTCATCACCACGATGACCAACATCAGCGCGATGACGGTATTCTATAGTTAAGGATGGCAGTATGCGCGTGTACTACAAAAAGGGTGGATCGGTAAAATCCCCTGCTTGGCAACGTAAAGAGGGTAAGAACCCGGAAGGCGGCTTGAACGCCAAGGGCCGTGCATCTGCTAAAAAGCAGGGCATGAACCTTAAACCTCCGGCACCGAACCCTAAGACCAAGAAAGACGCGTCGCGCCGCAAGAGCTTTTGTGCCCGTATGCAGGGCATGAAAAAGAAGAACACTAGCTCGAAGACCGCAAATGACCCGGATAGCCGGATCAATAAGAGCTTGAGAGCGTGGAACTGTTAATGCCAGCGAAGTCGGAGAAACAACGCCGCTTCATGGCAGCTGTCGCAAACAACCCCAAGTTCGCAAAGAAGGTCGGGGTTCCTCAAAGCGTAGGAGAAGAGTTTATGGAACCGAAGAAGTACAAGAAGGGCGGTAAAGCCGCCAACAAACAGCTCGGCGGACGTCGCGGGCTACGTGGTATGGCGGAAGATGACTCGCTCGCACCTCGCAGTGCCCCGGTTCCGAAGATGCGCCCGTCGCTCGCGCCCCGCCGCGCTCCGGTTCCGAAGATGCGTCCAGAGGACTCGATGTCTCCCGATTCCGCAGTGGGTCGTGGTAACCGCGCAGCGATGCGTGAAGCCGAAGATATGCCGCCGATGGGCATGAAGAAGGGCGGCAAGGTCCGCGGTGCAGGTATGGCTCGTAAAGGTGTCCGCCCCTGCAAGATGTGCTGATGCGTCGGGATTACCGAAATAAGGGCTGTCACTGCTACGCAAAAGGTGGAGAGGTCTGGGATAAGCCCCGCCCCAAAAAGGCGGGGAAACCTAAGAAGCTCTCCACTAAACAGAAGGCTAGCGCAAAAGCGGCAGCACGCAAGGCGGGGCGTCCATACCCCAACCTTGTAGATAACATGAGAGCGGCGAGAAAATAGCATGACCACATCGGGCACAGCAGCGTTCAACATGGACTTCACGGAAATCGCCGAGGAAGCATGGGAACGTGCGGGCCGCGAACTGCGTTCTGGTTATGATCTGCGTACCGCTCGCCGGTCCATGAACTTGATGACCATCGAGTGGCAAAACCGTGGCATCAATATGTGGACCATCGAGGAGGGCTCTATTTCGCTCTCCACAGGGGTTGGGCAATACGACCTTCCCGCTGATACCATCGATCTCTTGGAGCAGGTGGTACGTACGGGTAGTGGCACGACGCAGCAGGACCTCAATCTGTCCCGCATTAGCGTCAGCACGTATTCTTCTATCCCGAACAAGACTAACACCGGGCGTCCGATTCAAGTATACATTGAGCGCCTGCGGGATAACCCGCGTATAAACGTATGGCCTGTACCGGAGAGCGACGCCTATACAGTGGTTTACTGGCGTATGCGCCGCGTTGAAGACGCCGGGGCCGGTGCGCAGACCCCCGACGTTAATTTCCGATTCCTACCGTGTCTCGTGGCTGGGTTGGCATACCATATCGCCATGAAAGTACCCGAGTTGGCGGAACGTGTCCCGATGCTGAAGCAGGACTACGAAGAGCAATTCCGCCTTGCTGCTGAGGAAGACCGAGAAAAAGCCCCAGTTCGCTTTGTGCCGAGGGTAGGTATGATGCGATGACGAACCGTTTTGCGTCTAGCCAGAAAGCTGCAGGCATCTGCGATGTATGTGGATTCCGTTATCCGCTACGCAGGCTACGCACTACTTACGTTAAGGGTCGCAAAACAAACGTGTTATCCTGCCCTGAGTGTTGGGACCCGGATCATCCGCAGCTTAGATTGGGTGAGTTTCCGGTTAACGATCCGCAGGCATTGCGCAATCCGCGCCCGGATAGCGGAGAATATGCGCAAAGTCGCGCGCTTATCATCCCTGTACGTCCAGCGGTTGGGACTGGATTTATTGGACAAGTCACGGTAATAACTTCTTAGGAGTGATACGACATGGCAAACTGTGGTACGAAGAAGATGAAGAGCGGCGGTAAGGTCGCGAATCAGACGAAGAAAGCAAAGAAGCCCTCTAAGAAGGGCGTTAAGGTACGCGGTACCGGCGCTGCTACTAAAGGGCTGTATGCACGGGGGCCGATGGCATAACCCATGGACTACGCTGAGCTGAAGACAAACATCGAGGACATTTGCGAAACGTCGTTTACCGACGCGCAGCTTGCTATGTTTACTCAGCAGGCGGAGCAAAAAATCTACAACGCAGTGCAAATCCCCGAGCTTCGCAAGAACGTCACGGGGACAGCCTCGAATGGGAACAAGTACCTCCAGATGCCGGAGGATTTTCTCTACTCGTACAGCATGGCCGTTGTAGATGGGTCCGGTAACTATTCGTACCTGCTGAATAAGGACGTAAACTTCATTCGTGAGGCCTATCCGGCCCCAAGTGGAGTGGGGCTACCCAAGCACTACGCGTTTTTTGACGGTAACACGTTTATATTAGGCCCAACCCCAGACGCAGATTACTCGGTTGAGCTGCACTATGGTTATTACCCAGAGTCTATCGTTACCGCAGGTACGACGTGGCTAGGGGATGAATTTGATTCAGCGCTACTTAACGGTGCGTTGGTCGAAGCGATCCGTTTCCTTAAAGGAGAGCAGGATGTGGTGAATATGTACAATCAGATGTACGTACTCGCTATCGGACTACTCAAGAACCTTGGCGACGGGAAATTGCGTCAGGACATGTATCGTTCTGGCGAAGTTCGAACTGCCGTGAGCTAAGGAGATAAGACATGGCTATCACACAAGCGATGTGCACGAGCTTCAAGACTGAGCTTCTTGGCGGCGTGCACGACATCGACACTGACGTAATCAAGATCGCGCTGTACACCAGCTCGGCGACTCTTGGTGCGGCTACCACCGCGTACAGCACCTCGAACGAGGCTTCGGGTACGGGCTACACAGCCGGTGGCAACACACTCACTAACGCGACGATTAGTTCAGATGGCACAACCGCTATCGTGGACTTTGACAATACTACGTGGGTGTCGTCTACTATTACCGCACGCGGCGCGTTGATCTACAACTCGTCCAAAGCAAACCGCGCGATTGCAGTTTTGGATTTCGGTTCGGACAAAATCTCGACTGACGGTGATTTCACCATCCAGTTCCCGGTTGCGGACGCATCGAACGCGATTCTGCGCATCGCTTAATAGGAGCTAACCTATGGTCACGCTTGTTAACCGCGCCTTTATGACCACCACGACCACTGGGACTGGTACGATTAGTTTGACTGGTACGGAACCCAGCTACCAGTCGTTTGCGGATGCAGGTGTGACGGACGGCGCTACGGTCCGCTACACAATCACAGAGGGGTCATCTTGGGAGATCGGTACGGGTACGTACTCCTCCACTGGTCCCACCCTGACCCGCACTCCGACAGAGAGCTCCTCTAGTGGTTCTGCGATTACCCTTGGCGGTACAGCCAAGGTGTTCCTCACTGCGGCGGCTGATGACATCCTGCAGCCAGCCAACAACCTGTCTGACCTTGCAAGTGCCGCAACTGCCCGCACCAACCTTGGCCTCGGAACCGGCGACAGCCCGACGTTTGTCAACGTAACTGCTACCGGCACCGTGTCGGCTAGCGCCCCATCCGGCAACCCTACGTTCAAAGGCTACATTGGCTTAAAGGCTTACACATCTACGCAGACAATCAGCAGTATGACGCTTTCTACGTCTGGGTCTGCTGATGCGACTGGCGGAACCCTGTCAGATGGTGATTGGGTGCTACTTGTTACCAGTTATACTCTATTTAGCAGCTCCCTTAATTTGGCTGTTGCCATAGGTGGCACAGTACAAACTACTAGCCTGCTAAATTCCTTAACCGCAAGTGACCTTTTAACCACCAGATTGCGGATTGAAAAATTCCAGATTTCAGGTACCCCAAGTTCTATTGAGTTTGGTGCGAATTCTTCTGGCACGCTTGTCGCCCCTGCGGATGGCTCGAACTATGACTACGAAAGTGGTCTTGGGATTATGCTGGTTTTTGAAGATGAGCCAAGCATCACAAGTTTCACCGACACAACAGTTAAAGATGGCGGAACCATTTCAGGAGAAACTCTATCTTCAACATCTGGGGCTTGGACGTTTAGCGTTCTTGGCGGTTATGTTAACTCCAGTCAGTCAACCATCTACACAAACCCATCAGCATCCAATAACTATGTGGACACTGAGACTAACACTAGTCTCGATGCAAGGCTGTATGCTTCGTTTGGTTATGAAGAGTCCATCACGACAAACGATGTCGAGGGGGCGAGTTCCATTAGTGCATTAGCCCGTACGACATTTACATGGTCGCAGGCGGGAGCGGCCAGCGGCACTGCCATCACATCAGACGGTGATATTTCTGTCACTGGCACTGTAGACGGACGTGACGTTGCTGCTGACGGCACAAAGCTGGACGGCATTGAGGCAGGCGCTGATGTAACGGACGCGGCCAACGTCACTGCGGCTGGCGCGCTCATGGACAGCGAGTTGACTAACATCACCGCCGTTAAAGCCCTAAACCAAGGCGTCGCGACGACCAACAGCCCGACGTTTGCTGGTATGACTGCCAACGGCAACATCACAGTCACTGGTACTGTCGATGGCCGTGACGTTGCTGCTGACGGCACAAAGCTAGATGGTATTGAGTCCGGGGCAGATGTTACTGACGCGGCCAACGTAAACCCGCTGATTGACAGTCACCTAAACTACTCAACCGCTACTGCTGGGCAAGTTCTTAGCTACAGCGGCAGTGACTACGACTGGGTTGATGCTGCTGGCCCGGCTGGCGACGTATTCTACGAAAACTCTACGACGGTTGATGCTAACTATACGATCACGTCTGGCAAGAATGCGGTCTCCGCGGGCCCAGTGACGATTTCTAGCGGCGTAACTGTAACGGTGCCTTCGGGCTCTAGATGGGCGGTGGTCTAAATGACGACGATTAAGGTAGATACGATTACCGACGCAGCGGGCACGGGTGCCCCGAACATTCCTGACGGTGTGACTATCGCAGGCACTGCGCTGGCGTCTGCTGATTCGATGGACTACACGGCCTCGGCCACAGAGCCCGGATCGCCTAAAGGTGGCTCGATTTGGTGGAATACCGATACTAGCAAGCTCTACCAGTATATGAATAGTGCTTGGCAAGAAGTGACGCAGACGACTTATGTTCCCCCCGCAAACTTGGGTGGTAGAGGCGTATCCGGCGGTGGTGGCAATTCCTCTGCGGGCATCATCCAGTACATCACCATTGCCACTACAGGTAATGCCACTACCTTTGGTTATCTAACCCAAGAAAGGTATGATCTAGGTGCATGTTCCAACGGGACTAGAGGTGTTTTTGGGGGCGGATACTGGACCTCATATTTTAACATCATTGACTACATTACTTTTTCTACTACAGGCAATGCCACAGATTTTGGTGACTTGACTGTAGCTAGAAGAGGAATTGCTGCGGTATCCAACGGAACTAGGGGTGTTTTTGGACCTACGTCTAACGTACTGGACTATATAACCATTGACACCCTCGGCAATGCTACAGACTTCGGTGATCCTTACTATAATCAGGACTATGTCGGTGGTGCCGCTGACCGGACTTACGGCTTATTTGCGGGTGGTAGATACGACAGAGACTTAATCCAGTACATCACCATTGCCACCCTCGGTAACGCTACAGACTTCGGGTTATTAAGTACGTCATTTCAATCCCCAGCGGGTTGTTCTGACTATACTTATGCGCTATTCGGTGGCCAATATGATGCGACTGGGTCCGCTACCAATAAAGTGGACTATGTGACTATTGCCACCCCCGGTAATGCCACTGATTTTGGTGATCTCACCGTAGCACGGGCACACGGCGGGGCGTGTTCAGACGGGACTAAGGGTGTGTTTATGGGTGGCCTCGACGACTGGTTTGGCACCAAGTATAACACCATTGACTACTTTACTATTGCCACTCCGGGTAATGCTACTGATTTTGGTGATTTGGTATCGGCAACAGCGGGCTCCTACTGGAACGCAAGCACGTCAGGAGATTAATACATGAGCACATTCGACGCGCAAAACATAGAGAGTACCTCTGGTGGAGCACCTGACTTCAGCCAAGGGCTAAACGTCGGTGGGGTGGACATCAATACGATAGTCACGATGACCGAGTACTACGGTCAAGCTGGTCAACCTAGTAGCCCTGCTAATGGTGCAGTGTGGTGGGATGGTACTACTGCTAGGCAGTACGTGGGTAGTGACTGGCGTGACTTGAGTGTGACTGCCCCCTACCGTTCAATAGGTGACAGAGGTCTGTTTGGTGGTGGCTCAAGCACTACAAACCTCATTGACTACATTGACATCACCACCCCCGGTAACGCTGTTGACTTCGGTGATCTGACTGTTGCTCGTTATGGCCTTGCCGCTTGCTCTAACGGCACTTACGGCCTGTTTGGTGGGGGTACTACTGGCAGTAACTCCAACGTTATGGACTACGTAACCATTGCCACTACTGGTAATGCCACTGACTTCGGGGACCTTACTGTAGCTCGCTATGGCATAGCGGCCTGCTCAGATAACACTTACGGTCTTTTTGGTGGTGGTACTACTGGCAGTTACTCCAACGTTATTGACTATGTTACCATTGCCACTACGGGCAACGCCACTGACTTTGGTAATCTGACTTTATCTAGGCAGGATTTGGCTGGGTGTGGCAGTGTTACATACGGTTTGTTTGGTGGCGGTAATAATGGCAGTAATTCCAACGTTATTGACTACGTGACTGTTGCTTCTCCCGGCAACGCCACTGACTTCGGTGATCTAACTGTAGCACGTTATGGTCCTGGCGCTTGCTCTGATGGTACTTATGGCCTGTTTGGTGGTGGCAACCAGAACTCGGGACGGTCGAACATCATTGACTACGTAACCATTGACACCCCCGGCAACGCCACCGATTTCGGTGATTTGACTGCAACAACGCGGTTATTGGCTTCCTGTTCCAACGGGACTTACGGCGTTTGGGGTGGCGGCTTTGACGGCGCGGTCACCAATACCATTGTCTACGTTACCATCGCTACTCCCGGCAACGCTACAGACTTCGGGGACCTTACTGTAGTACGTTATTACTTAAGCGCATGTTCAGGAGACTAACACATGAGTACACTTAAGGTAGACTCCATCGAGAACAACGGCAGCACGGTCAACTTCACGACTGATTTGGCTGTCGGTAACGGCACCGTGATACGCGAGTACTACTCCCAATCCACTGAACCAAGCACCACCACTAACGGCGCTGTCTGGTGGGATACGTCTGCCAGCACATATAAGATGCTGATTGCTGGTGCGTGGTACACTGTGGACTTGACACCACCGCCCGGTGTTTGGTCTGGCGATACCGGGTTGTTTGGTGGCGGTAATAATGGCAGTAATTCCAACGTTATTGACTACGTTACTATTGACACCCCCGGTAACGCCACTGACTTCGGTGATCTGACTGCAGCACGTAACGGCTTAGCCGCTTGCTCTAACGGGTCTAGGGGTCTATTTGGTGGCGGTTATAGCCCTTACGAAAACACCATTGACTACGTTACTATTGCTACTACTAGTAACGCTACTGACTTTGGTGATCTGACTGCAGCACGCACCCAGCTAGCCGCTTGCTCTAACGGGTATAGGGGTCTATTTGGTGGTGGTACTACTGGCACTAACTACAACGTTATTGACTACGTAACTATTGCTACTACGAGCAACGCCACTGACTTCGGTGATTTAACTGTAGCTAGAGATTCCCTAGCGGCCTGCTCTGATGGTACGTACGGCTTGTTTGGTGGGGGTATTGGTGCAGGTGTTATATCGGACGTTATTGACTACGTAACCATTGCCACTACGGGCAACGCCACTGACTTCGGTGATTTAACTGTAGCACGTTATGGCCCTGCCGCTTGCTCTGATGGTACGTACGGTTTGTTTGGTGGTGGTTATAATGGCGGTTACTACAACGTTATTGACTACGTAACCATTGCCACTACGGGCAACGCCACTGACTTCGGTGATCTGACTGTTGCGCGTCGTGAACTAGGTGCCTGCGCCAATGCAACTAGGGGCGTCTGGGGTGGGGGTATTACTGGCACTTACTCCAACGTTATTGACTACGTTACTATTGACACCCCCGGTAACGCCACTGACTTCGGGGACCTTACTGTAGCACGTAAATACGTATCTAGCTGTTCGGGGGACTAGAGACAATGACCGCACTTACAACAAAAGACGACATCACATTCAGCCTACCGGCTGTATCCGCAGACAAGATTAATGCGGCAGCGGTGGCCAAGGTGAACGCATACCTGCCCGAACTGGAGCAGAAGACCCGCGCGTTTGACCGCAACAACAGCCAGCATACGCTGTCTCTGATGACGCTGACCATGCTCAACGGCCAGTCCCCAATGCGGATGATGCGCCAGATCATGGCTGAGGTTGAAAAGCGCAAGATGGCGCTGGCAGAGGCGCAGGTAAGTCACGCTGAGTCGATGCAGGAGCTCGAAGAGCTTGAGGGCTCTGTTGACCCCGTTAAGCAGGCGAAATACCGCCAGAAGCGGTTCAGCATCGACATGCTGGAGTCCAAGATCAACGGCTCGTTCAAGGACATCGCTACGCTGATCGACGCCTACGAGAACGTCAAGGCGAAGAACGGTATCGATGAATGGGATGAAGAGGCGTTTGAACGCGAAGAGAAGCGGCACCACGTACGCCGCGGCTTCGAGCTCATGTACCGTAATCTTCTCGATGGTGGTCGCGCTCAGACCTCTACTATCGAATATCTTCAGCAGTATGGGGTCCACCCTCAAGTTGCCCTGACTGAGGCGAGTGGGTACGTGAAGTACACCGCAGAGCGTATCGCGAAAAAGGACATTCCGCACTCGAATGACCTTGAAGACTTCCTCGACCAAATGGCGGACAAGTATTGTGCCAATGTGGACAAGACTTCTGAGCGTTTATTTGGTAAAACTGAATTTACCAACCCGGAGTACATGCTTCGACTGGAGGCCTCGAAATGATTATCGAATACATGTTGGTCCGCGAACTGGATCGTAAACGCGCCCCTTCGTGGGTAGAGGACGGTGGATATTTCCACGACCCTGACAACAAGACGCTGATTGGCTGGTCCCCGGATTTTGCTGACCGCGACTACTATGTCCCTGACTCGGTTACGGAATATGACCGTGCGGGCCTGACGGGCTATGTCATGGGGCTTCACACCCGTTACCCGTTCCAGAACGATGACGGGAACAACATGACTGACGCAGAAGTCGAGGCCATGGTCAACGCTTGGTGTGACGCGCACGGAGAGCCGTAATAGATGCTTGGCTTTGCTCCATTAGCAGCTGCACCTCTCGCCGCATACCCTGAAGGGGATGTGTACGTTACGGGTGTGGCCGCGACCGGGCAAGTCGGCGATACGGTAGTCGTCGGCGGTGCGACCGTCTCAGTCACCGGTGTTGCCGCAAATACTAACGTAGGCGCACCCACAGTAGTTGGGGGAGCGACCGTCACTCTGACTGGTGTTGACTCGACGGGTGAGGTTGGTGACGTAGGTGTAGCTATCAACGCCGTCGCAACCCCAACCGGGGTATCGGGTACAAGCGCAGTTGGTACGGTTTCCGTTGTCGAAGGGCAGGGTGTTCGCGTACTGCTCTCTGGTGTAACAGCCGCTGGTGGTACCGGCACGGTGAAAGTGGTGTTCAGCACCCGTGTGGTCGCGGTTGGTGTCTCTGCGAGCGGGCTGGTGGGCAGTACCAACATCTGGAGTCTGATTGACGACTCGCAAGACCCATTCTGGGTTAGAATCCCGACGTAGAGGTTAACATGGCAAGCACGTATTCAAACCTGAAGATTGAGCTCATCGGAGACGGTGAACAAGTCAGCGTGTGGGGCGCTACGACGAACAACAACTTCGAGGCGTTCGAACAAGCTATCGGCGGCTACGCGGATGTCGACTTCGCATCGGATGCAGATAAGACGCTTAGTTACTCCGATAGTAACGCGCAGCAAACGTTCCGCGCTCTGTATCTGAACGTCACCTCTTCGGTATCTTTAACCGCTACGCGTAAGCTGGTCGTCCCTGCGGTCCAGAAGATGTACATCGTCAAGAACGGCACGACTGGCGACCAAACGCTGACTGTTGAGATCAGCGGCGGCACCGGCTCGGATATCCCGAACGGTGAGACCTACATCCTCTATGCAGACGGCACTGACGTTGTGTACGCTGCACCGGGGCTGTTCTACTTCGATGAGGTAAAGAGTGTAGCTTCGCCTAACGCTACGGTGCCGGTAATTGCACTGGAAGCCGCTGGCGCTGAAACCAACATTGATGCCGCCCTCGTGCCCAAGGGGACTGGCGCAGTTCTGGCCGGTGTACCTGACAGCTTGGCTGCTGGGGGTAACAAGCGAGGCGATAACGCGGTAGACCTGCAAACACAGCGCGGCGCGGCCACTAACGTCGCTGCGGGGGATACGTCTACACTCGCTGGTGGCTCCGACAACACCATTACCTCGGCAGGCACGAACGCGGTTATCTCTGGTGGTACATCTAACCAGAATGCCGCAAGCTCCGGGGTAGTGGCTGGAGGTACGACAAACAACCTTGCGTCCACTGCCACTGCAGGTGTGATTAGCGGTGGTCGAGATAACTCTAACCAAGCCCCGTACGCCGCTGTTGTAGGTGGGCGGGACAACGAGACAAGCGCCAACGCCGAGTACGCCACAGTGCTTGGTGGATATCAAGCGTCAGCTACTCGGTTTGGGCAGAACGTGCACGCGTCGGGGTCGTTTACTACGACCGTCGGTACGGCGCAGGTATCGCAGCATGTGCTGCGTATCGAGACGATTAACGAGTTTGTCACACGCGCTACGGCAGACGGTTCGGGTACGGCGGATGCGTACAACACTGTCAACCTGCCAAATAACAGCCTGTATGCAGTGCATGGGTTCGTTGCGGCTCAGGATACAAGCTCGGTCGCAGACGCTAAAGTCTGGGAAGTCCATGCGGCCATTCAACGGGGCAATACCGCGGCAAACACTGCCATTCTAGGTACGCCGACATTGACCGTCATAGCCGAGGACTCCGGTGCAGCTGCATGGGATGTTACGCTCACTGCAGATACAGGCAATGGCGGTCTGGCCGTATCCGTGGAAGGCGCGGTCGGTACTACGATCCGCTGGGTCTGCTCACTAACTACAACTGAAGTCGTTAACGGGTGATAGTATGGACTGGTCATGGCTTAACAAATTCTCCGGCGGTCTGGATGTAATTCCGGTATTCATCGCGCTTGGCGGGCTTGTTGCTATGCGCAGACTTGGCCGGGCGCAGGGGATTGAGCAGCACTTAGCCCGGCTGTTGGCTATCGTTTGCTTCGTCGCTCTCCCTGTTGCTCAGATCGGCTGGATTGCAGCGGTTATTCAAGGCATTCCCTTTATGGGGACGCTGCTCGACAACGTCTGGACTATCTATAATTTCGCGTCGCTGTTTGCGATTCTCCTCCTGCTCCACACTACCGAACCAAGGCAGCGCGGCAATGATTCGGCAACTGACTAAAACCCTCGAAGCGGTCTGGTACGCCGCAGGTCCCGCGCAGTATCTGCTGTACGGCTTGTGGACTATCGTTGTTTCGGGGAATTTTGTACTCGACGGTTGGCACGTGATGTTTCCTGTCATCTGGAAACTGAATGGCGTAGCGGTCATTCTTATCACTGTCTGGGGGTCCATGCGGGCTAAGCAGTATGTTATTCTGCTTAACGCTATGATTGCGATTGCAGTAGGGGCTATATACACGTCATGCGCCATTATGGTTGGCGCTCAGATTGGCGCGGCAGATATTGATTATCTGCGAGGCTCCACTCAGTCTAACTACTTATCCTTGGTATTGATGGTAGTATGGGGGTATTACTTAGCTAATCTGGTATCGCGTCAGCGTATGGAGTTTCGGAAGGTCGGGATCGATGAATGAACAACTTGTAACGATCATCGTTGCGCTGATCTCTGTAATAGGTGGAGCGGGATTCTGGACTTGGATGCAGAGGAAAAGTGAGTTGTCCCATAGCAGTCAAGCCGCGGAGGCTAAAGAACGCAATGAGTTCCGCGAAACTCTTAAAGTACAAGTTGACCGCTTGGCTGAACAAGTGAACGACCTCGTTAAGGAGAAGGAGCAGCTTCTCCGCGAGATGGCTGAAGTGCGCGCAGAATTAGCCGCTGCTCAGACCACTATAAAACACCTCGAAGAAACATTGAGGAACCGATAGGGAGACACACATGCCGACCGCATACGAACTTGCACGGAAAGAACTCGGTACTTTTGAATGGGCTGACGGGAGCAATCCCCGGGTAGTGCAGTACTTCAAGGACGCTGGACATCCCGAGGTCGTAGACGATGCCGTGGCATGGTGCGCTGCGTTTGTTGGCGCTATGAACGCCCGTGCCGGTACTCCGAAGACCGGCAAACTGAATGCGCGCAGCTACCAGAGCTGGGGCGAAGAGGTCCCGCTTAGCTCCGCACGTGAAGGCGATATTGTCGTGTTCTGGCGGAACTCTCCTGATAGTTGGCAAGGCCACGTCGGTTTCTTTGTACGTCGCGATGGCAACAGCATTATCGTGCTTGGCGGCAATCAACGTGACCAAGTAAGCGAAGCTCCTTACAACGTAGATCGGCTACTTAGTGTTCGTCGCCTACCAGCTACCACGCGCGCAGCACCGGCACAGTCCCGCACTATGCAAGCAAGCGCACTGGATATCGGTACCAAGGTCGGTGCAGGCGCAACGGCTATCGCGGCACTGGATGGATACGCGCAGTACATTGTGCTCGGGTTTGTCGGGTTCGGGTTGCTTATGACGATCTGGATTATGCGTGAGCGCTTGAAGAAATGGGCTAACGGGGTACGTTGATGCTGTTCGGACGCCTAAAATTATACGCTGCGGCGGTGGGGGCGTTCATCGTAGCTTTGGTGTTGGCGTTCTTTGGGGGACGCCGCTCGGGGATTATCGAAGGTAAGGTTAAGAGCACACAAGATACGCTGGACAAGATGCGAACGGCTAAGGGGATCGAAAATGAAATTGAACTTCTCGACGACGCTGGTCTTGCTGATCGGGCTTCTAAGTGGGTGCGCGAGCCTGACCAATGACTCATACTGCGACCTAACAGAGCCGCATTTATTTGCACGCGAAGATGTTGTAGACTGGCTGTTAACTAATGACCGTGAGTTGCTGCAAAGCATTGTAACGGCTAACGAGAAGTATGACCGCCTATGCCGCTGAAGAAACTTGTATTTAAGCCCGGGATCAACCGCGAACGCACTGACTACACCAATGAAGGTGGTTGGTACGACTGCGATAAAGTCCGCTTCCGTCAGGGATTTCCAGAGAAGATCGGCGGTTGGAGCCGCATCTCCGCGTCTACGTTCCTTGGCACGTGTCGCTCGCTCCTGAAATGGATTACGCTGTCAGGGGTTAACCACATTGGTGTTGGCACTAACCTCAAGTTCTACATCGAGGGTGGCGGTATCTATAACGATATCACCCCGATCCGCCTGACGACCTCAGCTGGCACCACTACGTTCGCCGCATCTAACGGGTCCAACATCCTCACAGTGACGCATACTGCACACGGTGCAGTGAGTGGCGATTTTGTTACGTTTGCGAATGCGGTTTCTCTCGGAGGCAACGTCACCGCCGCAGTGTTGAATCAAGAGCTTCAGATCAGCCACGTCGTCGACGCCAACACGTATGAGATCACGCTCGATGTAACCGCAAACGCCTCGGATACGGGCAACGGGGGCTCGGCCACTACCGCCGCCTACCAGATCAATACCGGTGCGGAGTATTCAATCCCCCTGCTTGGGTGGAGTGCCGGTGGCTGGGGTTACGGCCCATGGGGTGAGGGGGAGTCGGACGAGCTACCGCTGCGTTTGTGGAGCCAGACCAACTTCGGTGAAGACCTGATCTTTGGCCCCCGTGGCGGAGGAATCTACTACTGGGACGCCACAAACGGCGTGCATACACGTGGAGTGGCCTTGTCGTCGCTTGCTGGGGCGTCGAATGTTCCGACAGTGCAGAACTTCATCCTCGTATCCGACGTCAGCCGCTTTACGTTTGCGTTCGGGTGTAACGAGCTTGGCTCAGCCACCCAAGACCCCATGCTGATCCGCTGGTCGGACCAAGAAGACCCCACAAATTGGACTCCTGCGTCAACCAACCAAGCCGGTGGGCTTGGCCTATCTCGTGGTACTGAGATCGTCACAGCGATTCAGTCACGTCAGGAAATTCTGGTCTGGACAAACTCGTCGCTATATTCCCTGCAGTATATAGGCGGTGCCGAAGGCTGGGGTGCACAACTCGTTGGGGACAACATTTCTATCGCTTCCCAGAACGCCGTGGCATACGCCAATGGCGTAGCCTACTGGATGGGGCGTGATAAGTTCTACATGTACGATGGCCGCACGATGCCGCTGCCGTCTGACGTCCGCCGCTTCGTCTTCGAAGACTTTAACAGTAAGCAGATCGAGCAAGTGCACGGCGGCACTAACGAGTCGTATCACGAAATCTGGTGGTTCTACTGCTCTAGCGGGCAGACAGAGATCGACCGGTATGTAGTGTACAATTACCTCGAAAACACATGGTACTACGGCACCATGGCTCGCACTGCATGGTTGGATACTGGACTACGGGAAAAGCCGCTTGCTGCTACGTATGTGAACAACCTCGTCAACCAAGAGTCTGGTAACGACAGCGACGTCACGGGCACAAACGAGCCCATCAACGCGTATGTCACATCTACACAGTTTGACATCGAAGATGGGGACAGGTTCTCGTTTATCTGGCGCGTACTGCCGGACATTACGTTCGACGGGTCTACCGCGTCTGCACCGGCTGCGACACTGACGATGATCCCGATGAACAACTCTGGTTCTGGATACAACACCCCTGAGTCCATCGGCGGTAACAGTTCCGGTGCCGTTGCTCGGACCGCGACTATCCCAGTAGAGGCGTTCACACAGCAGCTGAACATCCGAGTGCGAGGGCGTCAGCTTGTGCTAAAATTAGAATCCGATGCCCTTGGGGTACAATGGCAGCTCGGGTCTCCGCGGATCGACCTGCGCCCTGATGGGAGGCGGTAGTGGCTAACCGTATCGAGCGCCCACAGCCACCTGCATTGCCGCAGGCACCGCTAAGCTACAATCGTAGCTATAAAGACCAGTTCAACAACGTGTTGCGCCTGTTCTTCCGACGCTTGACGGGTACGCTCGACGACCTACTCAGCACCAGTGACGGGGGTAAATTCCTCTACATGCCACGTGGGCTGTTCTACAGCACTACAGCACAGACCGCTGCCGCTACTAGCACAGGCTACCCCGTCGAGTTCGAAAACGTGTATATTGGCAATGGTGTCAGTATTGCTGGTACGGACGATACACGCATTACGGTGACAGCGGACGGAGTTTATAACTTCCAAGTCACCCTAATGACGCAGCACACGAACTCGTCTGACGCTACGGTTTGGACTTGGATAAACAAGAACGGCACAGACGTGCCATACGGCGCTAAAAAACAGACAATCAAGGGCAACGCTGACCAACCTATCTACTGGAACTTCTCCATCGATGTAGAGGCAGGGCAGTATATCGAGATGTATTGGGCAACTGACGACCTCACGCTGAGTCTTCATGCTGAAGCGGCTACTTCGCCCCATCAGGGAATCCCGTCTGCAGTCGTTGCGGTATCCTTTGTAAGTAACCTATAATGGTGGCACCCTGAACAGAAAGGTGCGAAACCATGGATTTCCTCGAAGTCTTCAACCAAGTGATAAACCACGCGGTGACTAGGCCCGAAAACGCAAAAGATGCAACGGACTACAACGTAGAGCCAATAGATATTGGACTTGACAGTCTGGATGTGGTAATGGTCGTGGCAGTCCTTACCGATGTGTATGGCATACCAGATGACGCCGAGTTCGATGACGTGTCTAAAGTCACCGTTGGCACACTGCGCGACTACATAAACACCAACAAAACCAAAGACCCGAAGTCTATGGAAGATGTTATGGGATGCGTGTGATGCCCACAGTCGTAGACAGCAGACAGAACCAGCTTCCTGCACCGGAGATCATTATCCGGTTTACGCAGGAGATGAACGACACTGAGTACCCTGTACAGAACGTACTCGCGGCTATCGCCAAAGAGCTAACCATGCCAAACACCGATCAAGTCCAGATCGGGAACACGGTGTTTATTGGGAACCGGGGTAAGGGCAAGCACAAGAACGCGATGGTGGGGCGAGCCCTTAACATCGACACCGGACAAAATTTCGTGCGTAGCGGGCTAAAGTACCTCTCCTACCTGCAAAACAAGGGCATTCGCTACTACCGTACCGAATTTAACGCACCGGAGTATGTATCTGCGTTCAAGTTCTGGTATAACAAATTAAGTGGCACTGACACCGAAGTCGACGTGGTACAATTAGATAACGGCTCGTATCGTGCGTACATCTATATCGGGGATGACTCCCTGAAAGCGTTTTGGAGATTGTAAATGCCACCACTTGTAGCAGCAGCCATAGGATATGGTGCAGGTGCCATCGCCGTATCTGCGGGCGCAACAGTTGGCGCGGCGGTAGTCGTCGGTGCGGGTACCGCAATCCTAGCGCATGAATCCGGCGCAGCGGACTGGGTTTTCGACAACATAGTTGAGCCGATAGGTGAGGGTATACAGGACGTACTAACATCTGACGTTGGTCGGGGCCTCCTTAAAGCAGCCGCTGCAATTACCCCGGGTATGCAGTGGGCTATCCCGCTCATTGACGCCGCAGGTGCTCTTGCAGAGGGTGGTAATATCGGGGACGCGCTGAAAGCCGCCGCGGTTTCCTATGTTGGTGGTAAACTTGGTAGTGCTATTGGCGAGTACGCTGGGCAAGTTGCTGTCGAAGCTACAGGTTCGCAGGTCGTGGGGCAGATCGTCGGGGGCGGCGCAGGGAGAGCGACCGTTGCCCTTGTTATGGGGCAAGACCCCGTAGAGGCATTCCTCCAAGGTGGGTTAAGTGCAGGGCTTAGCGCTGCCGCTGGCTGGATCGAGCAGCAGGGCATCGAATCCGGTGCGGGTCAGACGTGGTCTAACCTGCCGGACGCTGCACAGAACGTCATCACGGCGTCGCTTAGCGCTGCGTTGTCTGGGGAAGACATAACTGAAGAGCTTATCTGGAACGCCGTTCTGTCTTCGGAGGTAGTATCTAAAACGGTTAGCGGGTTCCTAGAGAACAATACCGGGCTCAATGATGGTCAGATAGCTGCGCTGACTATGGGTATCCAGCGTACCGCCGCAGTTGCGTTTAGTGGTGGGGACGTATCGCAGGAAATCCTTAACCAGATCGACAACTACGCAAACAATGCGTTTACTGAGTGGTTTGACAATACCGAGGCTGGTATTGCGGTTAACACCACCATGGACAAGATCACCGGGGACTACCAGCGGGTAGCCGCCCAAACTGAAGCCATGGATGCGAAAGGTGCTGAATACAACGAGGCGTTTGCGGCATACGAAGCTACGGTAACGGCTATCAACGAGGGTGTGGCTAAGAGTACCGAACTGCAAACCGCATACGAACGGGCACTCCAAAACTTCCAAGCGAACGAATCGCAAGAGAACGCAGACGCGCTATCGGCAGCACTCGATGCGTATAACGAACACAATACCGCCTTTAACGAGCGGTACGAGAACACGCTGAAACCGAACCTAGACTATTACGAGGGGCGGATACCCGAGATCGAAGCTGAGTTCGCCGAGCTATCGGATGAGTACGGTGCGCTCGTGGCTGATCTGACGATAACCACAGAGCAGCTCGGCGATGAGCTAACTCCGCTGTACGGAGAACTGGATCGTACATTCGTGCAGTTTATGAACCCTGACTTTGACGAAGAGGTGTATCGGCAGGTTGCTGGGCTAGACGCCGATGAGGATGCTTATCTGCACTGGCTAACCACTGGTAAGGAGCAGGGGCTACCTACGAACGCCGCTGACGCCAAGCAGGCGTACAACACCAAGTTCACCCAAATCCTCCAGACGACGCTCGAACGTAACGGGCTGACTCTAGGCGACATAAGTAAGACGCAGTTCGACGCGTTTGTAGCGGGTATTAGCGAGCAGTACCCAGACTACAAATCTATCGACATGGCACCGCAGTACGAGATCGCCGATCAGTTCGCGGAAGACTACGCTCTGTTCCTGCGGATGCAGCAGGCGTCGCGGGACGAGGCAGCGGATATACAAACAGTTCTTGATGACTGGGCATACCTGCAGGGAAACGAGGAGGAGCAAGCAGAGTTACGCGCACAGGCTGGTGCGATACAGGATATTATCGATAGCTACCAAATTGCAAAAGACGACCCGCCCACGACCCCTGCGGCGGAAGGCGAGATCGAGACCTTGCAAACCCTGTTTGCGGCTTACGATTACGCAAAGGCAAACGACCTATCGTTCTTTGGAGACATTACCCCCGAAATCGTTGAACTCTTAGCGCTTGTCGGTGTCGACGACGCTCTTGTGGGGGAGCCCCTAACTGATTCGGACCTTACTGCGCTGCGCTATAGGCTGAGCCAGCTTACCGGGGGCGTAATCACCGACACCATGACGCGCGCCTTATCCGCGGCCGGTGTCGATGGCTTTATGGAGGGGGAGTCCCTAATTGATTCGGACATTGCTACCCTACAGGGCAGCTTGGACCGGCTTGATGCGGGTGTAATTACCCCAGAGATCGCTGAACTTCTACGTAATGTAGTAGGTATCGACGACTTCTTCGTCGGGGAAAATCTATCACCGGATGATATTGACGCACTGCAAAACAGGGTGATCGCACTTACCCAAGTCGCAGATTTAAATGATGTAACTTTCGAAGATGCAGGCGTATCCGATGTAAACATTGGGAGTGGTATAGCGCGCGCCACTTACGATCCTGAATCTGGGCTGTGGGACTGGGACGAAATAGGCTTAAGCACGGGGTTCTGGTCCCCGGAACTAGGCCGCATGGTGCGGCAATTTGAATACTATAAATCCGAAGGCGAACCGACGGGGGACTTTATCCAAGGAGAGGGTCTCCCACCCGGAGTGGGTATCACGCCGGGCCTCACGCTCACCGACGAGAAGGTGTATTATTACCAAGACGCTATCACTGGTGAGTGGATTACGAAGCCAGCCGCTGACGGTGTTAGTATTTCTTTCGGAACTGGCTCGGCGTACCAATTTGACACCCCCTTACAAGGTGTGCTTGAGACGACGGGCGTCGGGCAAACACTTGCTGACCTGAGAGAAACTGCACCGGTAGCGTTCATCGAAGAGACCGCTAAACTCTCGGCTGACGGTGCCGCAGCTATCGCAGGCATCGTTGGCGACGCAGTAGTTGACTTCTCACGTAATGTTGTCGAGTACGCCGATAACAGCGACACCGCCGTAGGCGATGGGTTCCTTAACGGTGCTGGTCTTGTCCTAGAGGCAGGCGGCGAGTTGCTTGAGACGTTTAACAACATGTTGTTACTGGCCAACATTAACCCGGCCAGCACTCCTCTAGGCGCATTTGCGCGTGATATGGTCGAGCTAGGTGGCGACACCAAAACGGTAGAGTGGCAAGAAGCTGTTACTCGAATGAACGACCGCATGTCGGAAGGTGAGGGTTGGGGTAAAGTCGCGGCAGTTTGGGGTGGGTTCCAAGAAGCCCCGGTGCAGTTTGTTGCTGAGATCATAGGTAAAGAAATCCTGCAGGAGATTCCAATTCTTCTCGCAAGCGGGGGTACGGGTAATATTACGAAGCGGTTGTTGTCTGAGGCAGGCGAACAAACTGCACAGGTGATAGCACAGCGCGCGGCTCTTGGTACGGGCGCGGCTCTCGATCTCGCCGAATCCTTCGGCGGCGCAGCTGGTTCGGCGTATGACTCTGCGTACGCTACGGCACTTCAGTCGGGTATGTCTGAGACCGAAGCTGAATCCTACGCCCGTGACCTTGCTGTGTCGGCGGGCATGATCGGTGCGACCACGACACTTATTAGCATGGGTGTTATGGATGGTAACGCGTTCGAAAAAGCTATCTTTGCGCGGGATGATAGCGGTGTAACCGCACAGGCATTCGATTGGCTTACCCAGCGTGTAGCTGAAGGGGCCGAGGTGTCGTGGAAAGAAGGGGTACAGGAATCCATTGAGGAGGGCCTGCCGACTCTCTTCTCTGAGACAGTGCTTACCCAGCTGGACCCGGGACGGGATGTGCTCGGCGCTGTCGCACAGGCAGCAACTCTTGGTGCAATCGCTGGGTCCGGTACGGCGGGCGGTATTTACACTGGGGACGCAATCGCAGACGCACTGATCCGCATGAATCCACAAGTTCGTACGGCTATTGTGAACGGTGGCTCCGACCCAGAAGGTGTCAAGCAGGCGCTCGCAGACCTCGGTATTGACGATGCGCTCGTTGAAGCTGGGGTCGACCCGACGCTCGTGCAGAACAACCTACTCAGTGTAGTAAACAGCGATTACCACAGCACGGGTGACATCTCCCGTGCGTTCTCTGCGCATCCTGACTTTGTAGTTGGTAACGCTGACATCCTTAACGGGGTGTTGAACTCCGTAGGACAAGACGTCACCACGTATGTGAACACATATGTCGATCAGCGCTACGTCGATATCGACGAGGTAAAGGCTGCTGCCGCTGCAGAAGGCGTCACGCTCACCGACGAGCAAGCCGCGGCTATGGTCACTCAGACGACTGACCCCGAGGCTACCCAAGGTGTACTGTATTCGATCCAGCAGACATACGATCCGCAGGCGGTAACCGAGCAAGAAGCACGAGACGCGTTTGCGGCTCAAGGGTTTAACCCCTCTGACGAGCAAGTGCAGCAGTTTGTTGCGGAAGGCGACGAAACTACGCTGCTTGACGAGCTGTCCCAATACGTTGACGCTAACCAAGTCACGGAAGCAGAAGCCCGGCAGTACTTCGCAGATATTGGGTATGATCCAACCGATGAGGAAGTTGCGCAGTTCGTGGGCCAGCAGGCCGAGGACGAAGCACAGCAGGCAGTCGCTGACTATGTAGACCCCCGTACTGTCGACGCCGAGGAAGTGCTCGCCGCGTACCAAACACTGGGGCTCACACGCCCAACAGATGCCGATATTCAGGAGCTGGTAGGCCAGTACATGGAGACCGAGCTCGCAGGGCGTGCAGAAGAATACCTGCCGACTGCGCGGTATAACGCGATCCTTGCCGCTATAGACAACTTTACTGGTGAAGTCGGTGTATCTGACGAAGTGCAGGCCGCACTAGATGTTGTCAAAGCTGACATCATGGAGTCTTTCGGTGAGCTTGGCCAAGAAGTCGTTGCAATCGACGAGGCTACGCAAAACCTCGAAGCCATAATCGGCAGCATCGCATCTGGCGAAGAAGAAGCCTCTGGCTTGTATGCCTATATCGACGACGCGATTGCGACATTGACCGCCGCTGGACTGACCAGTGACGAAGTAGACGCTGCGATCTCTGATATCGTCGGTGCACCCGCGACGACCGATGCAGATGGAAACGAAGTTGCTGCCACAGGTATCTACGCGACACTTGCGGAGCTGGGCACGACCGTCGATAACCTCAGCGACCTGAGTACCGAGGATATTAAAGGTATTGTCGCAGATGCAGTCGGCGATCTGAACAACCTCAGCACCGAAGATGTGCGGGCCATTGTAACTAACGCGCTGAGCGGCTTTGAGAACCTTAGCGAAGAAGACGTACAAACTGTTGTCGGCGATATCATCGGCGCACCTGCAACAACCGATGCAGATGGAAACGAAGTTGCTGCCACAGGTATCTACGCAACTATTGAAGGCGCGGTTGGCGATCTGAACAACCTCAGCGCCGCAGACGTACAAGGTATTGTGTCCGAGGCACTGAGCGGCCTTGAAGACAGTATTGGGATCGACGTACAAGGTGTTGTCGACGATATCGTCGGTGCGCCTGCAACAACTGATGCGGACGGAAACGAAGTTGCTGCTACAGGTATCTACGCAACTATCGAAGATGCAGTCGGCAACCTGAACAACCTCAGCACTGAAGACGTACAAGGCATCGTGTCAGATGCACTAAGCGGCTTCGATACCCTAAGCGAAGAAGACGTTACGTCTATCGTCGACGGCATTGTCAGTGACCTAAATAATCTAGGTACCACTGACGTTGAGACGATTGTAGCTGACGCGCTGAGTGGTCTTGAGAACCTTAGCACAGCTGACGTACAAGCTGTTGTCGGTGATATTGTCGGTACCCCTGCTACCGAAGGTGTGGAGTCGACGGGTGTTTACGCGGTTATTGATAACCTCAACAACCTCAGCGAAACCGATGTAGACAGTATCGTTAACGCGATTGTCGGTACCCCTGCAACCGAAGACGCCGAGGCTACTGGCCTGTATGCTACAATCGGCGACCTTAACAACATCAGTGAAGAAGATGTTACGGCTATCGTAACTGACGCGCTGAGTGGGCTTGAGAGCCTTAGCGCAGACGACGTTGCATCGGTCGTTAATGGCATCATCGGTGCGCCCGCAACAACAGATGCGGATGGAAACGAAGTCGCTGCTACTGGCCTGTACGACTACATCGACGACGGGCTATCCTCCGTACAGAAGTCTGTCCTTGATACACTGAGCGAATACGAAACTGCGGGTATCGCGCGTGACGACGCACTGGAACTAGCAATTAGCGACGTCGCTACTGATCTAGGTGTCACAGAAGAAAATATCCTTAACCGGATCGGTACCGCTGCAACGGAAGACACTCAGGCGACAGGCATATACGCCGCGCTAGAGAGCAACACCGCTGACATCCTAGATATACTTGGCACCCCTGCGACAGAGGACGCGGCGGGCACTGGGATTTACGGATATATCGACACCGCAATCGGTGCCATTGGTGAAGACGTAACTTCGCTGATCGACACTGTGGGCACCCCCTCGATTGCCGACGATCCAACTACGGAAGGCGTAGACGAGAGCCAAGCCGCTACAGGCATATTTGCAGACTTAGAGTCCCTGCAGGATAGCGGACTGACTCGTGACCAAGCAATCGAACAACTGGCATCTGACCTTGGCGTAGCACAGTCGGAGCTAGCATCCGCTATCGGCGACGTAGAAGCCACGTTGCAAGGAGATATCACGGAGCTCGGGGAGCTTATCGGTACTCCTGCAATCGCCGACGATCCAACTACGGAAGGCGTAGACGAGAGCCAAGCCGCTACAGGCGTATTCGCGGACCTAGAAGCTCTGCAGGATAGTGGGCTGACTCGTGACCAAGCAATCGAACAACTGGCATCTGACCTTGGCGTAGCACAGGCGGAGCTAGAGTCCGCTATTGCTAATATCGACGTCACTGAGCAAATCACGGACGTGCTTGGTACTACGTTAGGTACCCCCTCGATTGCCGACGATCCAACTACGGAAGGCGTAGACGAGAGCCAAGCCGCTACAGGTATATTTGCAGAGCTAGAAGCACTGCAGGAAAGCGGGCTGACGCGTGACCAAGCGATTTCCGAACTTGCCGCTGCTACGGGTACGAACTTCGATACGCTAAACGATGCACTGCTTTCTACGCAGGAAGACCTGACAGCGCAGATCGGTGACTTGCAGCTCGATACGCAGGCCGAACTCGACGCTATCGCCGAGCTTATCGGCAAACCCGCACGGGATGTTACACAGGTTGACATCGACTTTGTCGCAGACCTGATTGCCCAGCAGGAAGCCATTGCAGAACTCACAGCTGAGCAGCTGCAGTATGACGTGAACCAAGACAACGTAGTTGACCAAGCCGACTACGATCTCCTCCTGCAGGCTATGGAAGACCCGACCTTCCAGTTTGAGGGAGACACCGTATTCGGCCCGGCTACTGGCTTGTATGCGCAACAGGAACAAGACCTGCAGACTATTCTGGATACTATTGAGGCTAGTACGCAGGCACAAATTGATGCGCAAACTCAAACTCAGACAGAGCTCTCCACTCAACTACAGACGCAGCTCCAAACACAGTCGGAAGAGCAGCGACGCCGTGATTTTGGGGACTACCTCCTTCGGCAGGACGATCTGTATGGGCAACGCGTTGACGTTAAAACACCTGATCCAATGCGGATTAACTATATGTACGACTGGCAGAGCATATTTGCTACGCCTCAACAGGCCTCACTATTCCCCAGCCCCTATGCAGAGGGTGGACAAGTGGAGGACACAACTGATAAGTTGTTAAGGATACTAGGAGAAACACGATGAGCTTCTGGACTGACGTTACAGATTGGCTTGGGGGAGCCACCGAAAACATTAACTGGGGTAATGTGCTGTCTCTTGGGGCCAGCTATGCGCTGAACCAGTCTGGTTTTGCTAATTCGTCCGCACCGCAGACTGGATACCAAGGCGGCATCCCGCGGTACACGCTTGAGCGTGCCGAGGTGGCCAATACTTACGACCCAAACCGCCGACCGGGTAGCAGTGGGCAACGGTATTTCTCCGACCGTGTGTACACTCCAGAAGGTGAAGAGAGCGTAATGCCTGCATTGCAGGAACAGGCTCAGGGGCTTGCGGCGTTGAATGCTGCAAATCCCGCACGTCAAGTCCGTCCGCCCAGACCGGAAGCGTCGACTGGAACACAGGGAAGCCAGCCAGCGAGCATGGCACCAATCTTATCCCGTGCCCCTGCGCGTGTTATTGAGGACGCTCCAGTGCCTCGCCCCGTTGAGGGTCTCGCGGGTTTTAAACCGCAATACGCCGAAGGTGGCATCACTGGGTTATATGGACCTCGTAGCCCAATGGCTGACAAAACTCAGCAAAAAAACGGGTACTATCTTGGTGGTTCGACTGATGGTATGGCTGACCAAGTACCCGCACAGATCGACGGCAGACAACCCGCTGCACTGAGTGATGGTGAATTTGTTATCCCTGCAGATGTCGTCAGCCACCTTGGCAACGGCAATTCAGACGCAGGTGCGCAACAATTACACAGCATGATGGACCGTGTGCGTAAAGAGCGCACCGGCACAACCCAACAAGGCAAGCAGATCAACCCTGCTGCCTTTATGCCGAAGTGAGGTAAGCCATGGTTGATGACGTCGCTACAACCGTAACGGACCCGCTAGCAGGCCAACAGACCGGTACTGAATCCTCCCTGTCTAGTTGGGCGGGCCCTTATGTTACGGACATGCTTGGCCGTGGCTGGGCAATGTCAGAGGAGCCATATAAGGCGTATACGGGGCCGCTCACTGCTGGGGCCAGCGAAGCGCAAACGGCTGCATTTGAGGGTATTGGGGGGCTGACTATCCCAACCGACCAAATGGGTGCGTTCACTCCTCAACAGTTTACCGCCGAGTCCGCACAGCAATATATGAATCCGTATCTGATGTCTGCGCTGCAGCCCCAGATCGACGAAGCACGTCGCCAAGCAGAAATTCAACGCGTTGCTGACGCTTCGCGACTGACTAAAGCCGGTGCATACGGCGGGTCTCGCCAAGCGATTATGGAAGCGGAAGCTAACCGCAACCTGCTAAACAACCTCGCGGGCATCACTGCTACGGGCTATGCCACTGCCTATGATAAGGCCATGGGGCAGTTCAACACCGAACAAGATCGCGCGCAGGCTGCGCAGACTGCGGCTAATACCTACGGGCTAGCGGCACTACAAAAACAGGCTGACCTCGGCGGTATCCAACGTGACATCACGCAGGCGGGTATCGAAGCGGATCGCCAGCAGTTTGAGGAAGAGCGCGACTTCCCGTATAAGCAGGTGCAGTACATGCAGTCGCTGCTGCAAGGCTTGCCGATTGCCGCACAGTCGTATTCGTACATGCAACCCAGCCAGCTTTCGTCGGTACTGTCTGGCGCAGGTGGTATCACAGAACTATTTGATCTTATCACCGGTGGCGGTGGGGAGTCTGCGTAATGGCAAACGGTATCGACCAAGAGATTCAGTCCAAGGTAGACGCGTACCGGGGCAACCCGCAGGCACTTCAACAGCGTTATGCCCAGAACCAACAGCTCGTAGACTTGCTTGCATTGCAAAAGCTCAAGTCTGAGAAGGAAGCCGCTGCACGTGAAATGCAGATGCAAATGCAGCAGCAGCCGCAGACCATCAAACAGCAGCGTGAGGCCGAACTACTCGGCATGACGAAGCAAGAGATGATGAAGCAGACGCAGGGCATTCTACAGCAGCGTCAAGCTGAGCAGCAGAAAAACATGCAGCGAGTGGCTCAAGGCGGTATCGGCGCACTTGCGGGCCAACGCCCTGCCGCGCCACAACAAGCCCCCCAAGGTCAACCTATGCCGAGGATGGCTGGTGGCGGGATCGTAGCGTTCCAAGAGGGTGGGATTACTGAAGCTGATCTGTACAACCTTACCCCCGATGCCTTGGCTCAAATCCGTCGCACTGACCCCGAACGTTACCGTGCAATCCGTAACGAGTTAGCGCGTAGGCAACGGGAATCTGCTTCTGACTATGGTATGTACGGCCCCACCTCTCAGAGCCGTACCGACACCGACGCTGTCGCACGGGCGGGGCGGCAAGACCCGTCACTGGTTGCGCAGGGCTTACAAGCACTAAAGATTGGTGACAGCCCCAACCTCGTACCGGGTGCCGTGGCTCCTCGACCCATGCAAGGGCCTACTCCACTTGGCCCTGAGACATTTGCGCCCGGTTTCGAGCGGCAAGGCCCAGAAGATTTTGCATTTGGCATTGGTGCTGATGCTACTCCTCGCACCGTAGTGCCTAGCGCTGCTCCGACCGATATGGGTCCTTCGGGGCGCGGAGGTCGACGTGGCCCCGAGGTTGCTGCGGAAGCGGTAGAAGATGCTACTACCCCAAGCGGCATTGCAAGTCTTGGCGAATATGTAGCGAAGACCGGTCTTGGTGGGGGCAGCGCAGACGCCGCTATGCAACGTGGTTTCCAAGCTGCTGATGCGTATACAGGTCGTGCTGAGAAAGCCGGACGTTTTGCCGATATGGAAGCAGAGCTCCGCGCATTTGACGAAGCAACGTATGACCCGACGGAAGACCGTAGAGACCAGCTTAAAGCGTTCCTCGCAGGCACCGCCAATACCACGAACTTCGGTGCGACTATGGCAGGTGGTACCGTGGCCTCTCTGAACTTGCGCCGCAAGCAGAAAGCTGAGCGTCGTGACCGCCTCAAAGACATCTTCGCTATGGCAGAGCGGGGGATGGACCTCGACGCTACGCTTGCAAGCGGGGGTCTAAAGTTGGGTCAGCAGATGTACGCAGATGCTATGGCCAACCAACGAGCAGCCCTGCAAGCGGCGACATCTATGCGTAACGAAGACTTGCGGGCCGCAACCGAACGTGCGAAGCTTGAATACCAACAGCTCAAAGACGACCGGCAGTTCGGTCTGGACGAGCGTGAGTTGAATATTGAAGAGGCATATAACGCCGCGCAGGTCGCACTCACAGCCGAACAGAATGATACCCAGAGATTTACGGCGGTGTCGTCGGCCCTTGACCGTATCCAAGGGCAAGAACTGGCTGTTCACGAATATGTGGTAGAGAACTCGCAGCTCCCGGACTTGCAAGAGAAGCTGTATCTCACACAAGACCCCGACGAGATAGCGAGACTAGAGGCCGCTATCGCTGCAGAAGAAGCAGAAGTTGCTATCAAAACAGAAACAATCTTCGATAACATGGGTGGCGTTGAAGCGCGTGATACACTGGCTGCAGAGTTGCTAAACCTTACCAACACCGGTGCAACTATGTTAAGTCGGGAAGACGTGACTGCTATTACGAAAGAGTAACCGATGGCGAAGTATACTCTGGCACTGAAAGACGGGTCGTCAATTCAGGTCGAGGCCCCGGATAACGCCTCAGATGCGGAAATCTTACAACGGGCGAATCGGCAGCTTTCGGTGCAGAGTCTGCGCCAACGCCGTGAGGGGCGTGAGGCTGAGCGGCAAGCGCGACTTGCCGAACTTGAGGCAATGCGCCCTGCGGCTCCTGAAGAAGAGTCGGGCTTCCTTGGCGACCTAGCTGGTGGTTTTGCCTCTGGTGTCGTCGGTCTCGGCGAAATGGGTGCACTCGGTGCGGCTACCATGCTCGACGAAGAGGCAGAACTTGCTGCCCGCGAGCGTATTCAGGGCCTTGCAGACACGCTGACCCCGAGCATGGGAGATGAGGGAGACCTCACCTACAAGGTCGGCCAAGCCTTCGGTTCTATCGCAGGTGCAATCGGTGTCGGTGCCGCCGCTACATATGGCGCTGCCGCTGCAGGTGTTGGTGCTGTCGGCGCAGGTCTCGCGGGTCTTCTCGGTGCAGGGACTATTGGTGTTGCCGCTGGTGCTGGTGAAGCAAGCGAGCGTGCCCGTGAGTACGGCGCTACCGAAGCAGAACGTAATCGCGCCGCCCGTATTGGCGCTGCGATTGGCTCGACAGAAGCACTTCCGCTTGGCCGTGTTTTCGGTCCTATTGCCAACCGCCTTGTCCGTGACCTCGGCGAAGAAGCTGTTCAAACTATTGGTGGCCGTATCACACGTGCCGCACGCACTGGCGGCGAAGAAGCCGCACAGGAAGCTGCAGCCAATATTATGCAGAACCTCAACGAGCGTGGGTATAACGCCGAGCAGGCCATCCTAGAAGGTGCTGGTGAAGCCGGTGCTATCGGTGGCGGAGCAGGTGCGGCTGTACAAATTCTCGTAGATACTTTTGTGGGTCGTCGCGCACCCGGGACTACTGCGCCCGCTGAAGCGCCCCAAGCCGAGCCCCTCGGCCTACCGGCACCAGAAGGTATCGCAGGGCTAATCCCCGACCAACGTGCAAGCCAAGCACGGGCGATCATTGGGCAGGTTCTCGACGAACGCGGTGGCGTATCTCTCGAAGAGATGCAGGGTATTGTGCAGCAAACGCAAATCCCCCTGCCCCAGCTTGAGCGGGTTGTCGCTGAAGAAATGGAAAAGCGCGGTGCAGCTATGGCTGGACGCGCACAGGGTGAGATGGAAGCCGAAGCTGCCGCACCCTCACTTGAGCCCCGTGTTACTCCGCGTATGGAACAGGCAGTCGCCGATGCTCGTGCCGGACGTAGCGCGGTACAAGCTGACAGCGCACGACGTGAACAAGAAGTTCAGGCAGCAGCCCGTGAGCGTGAAGCCTTACGTGCAGCAGGGCGTGGAGACGAAGCCGCGTTTGAGCAGCCTGACTTGTTTGCCCTACAGCTGGAGCAAGAGCGCCGCCGCCTCGGCCCGGAAGAACTGCGTCGGCCTGACCAGTATATGGATGTCCCAGAAGACGCAGAGGTTATTACACCTGAAGAACCTGCCGCCATGGGCGACCTCGTCGAGATGGCAGATCAGCGTCAACGCGCAGCACGGGAAGATGCCGAAATCGCTGACCAGCTGGCCGCTATTGAAGCGGAGAGCCAAGCGACGCGCGCTGCATCGGACCTTGAGACCATCACAGGTCAGCAGGAAACACAGCGTCAGCAAGCTACCGAGCAGGGTCGGCGCAAAATCCTACAAGACGTCATCGAGAAGACACCGAGCCGCAACTACAACCGTGTGTCTCGCGTGTTCGAGGATGCGCTTGCTAAGGCTGGATACAAGGGAGACCGCGCCAAGGCTACGGAAGCCGAAGTACAGTCGATCCAACGTGCGGTAAACTTCCAACGCGCCGAGCGCCCTGCGCCGGAAGTAAACCGCGCCGAGCCTGTAAAGCTGCCGCCAGAGGCGACACAGCTGCAGAGTATGGAAGCACGCATTCCCGAGGCGGGAACTCGCCGTACAGAAGGCCAGCCCTCCCTGCCGGGACTTGGTAGGAAACAGAATCTCGGACAGGCACCTGCACGTCCAGCTGAGCCGCAAGCTACACCCAACGTCGTCACCGACGCCATGCTTGATGAGATGGGCATCGCACCCAAATCGGCGGTACGTCAACGCCTACGTGGAAAAGACCTGAATGACCCTACAACGCGTCAGATTCTTACTTCTTTCGCAAACAAGCCTCGCACTCCTAAAACTGCAGAGTTGGGTATTAGCCGCACTCTTGCGGGAGTACCCGCAGCTCAACCCGACCTGTTTGCGCCCCGTGGAGCGCGTCGAGCCCCCCAAACAGAAGCAGCTCCTAGCCCCGTACCTGCAAGCGGCGTTACTCCTCAGCAGAACGCAGCGCAGCAGCTTGAACTATTCCCTGAAACCGAGAAAGGGGTTGCCGATGTCACTCCAACACCTGTCGCAGGACGAGATAGAACAAGCCCTCCGCGTGGTGGACGCGGCGTGGCAGTCCCCGGAGGGGTCGGAGGTCGAGGTGCGGGTACCCGAGCACCTGCAGCACCTAAGCGCCGAGGACTGGGAGCAAGTGTCGCGGATACTGTTCCTACTGCAAAACCAGCAGCGGCTAAGCGCCCTGCACTAAAACCAGCAGAACCGGCAGGGCAAAAACGTCCGGTGCTACCTGTCCTTGAGGTAGGTAAGCGTCGTACCGAGGCGTTGGCTCCGAAGCCCAAGCCAAAGGCAACCAGCCGCACTGGAGAGACTAAGGCATCCGTCGAGGCTAAACTGCTGGACGCATACGATGCGAACACGAGCGCTGACCACAAGCGTTTTGTTAAGGCTATGAAGGTCGAACCAATCAACGACCCGATGACCATTGAGGACAAGAGCTCTGTACTGAAAGTTCTCAACACGAAGTCTAGCAAAGCGCTGAAGACCACCGTCGGTGCGATCAAGAAATACCTCGGTGCATATGAAGACCCAATCCAAGGTCTGCAGGATGCTATCGATGACGTCGTTTCGCAGACTCCAAACTTCCGCAGTGAAGCCGACACGACTGCGTCGGAGAAAGCCTTCTTCGGATCAGACAACAAAAACTACCTGCCAGCGCGTGGTAAGAACTCCGCACAAGCGGTGTTAGACTGGGCTGCTGATAACATGTCTGCCGCCACTAAGCGGTGGATGGCCATAACCATGCGCGATGCCAAGGCAAACAACACCGGTATCGAAGCATTCCAGTCTACAGACCTCGTGGCTAAACGTCGTGAGCTCGAAAAGCTGTTCAAAGACGGGTTCGACCCCAACGTAGATGCAGATGCAAAAGCGCTAGAAAAACTCATGCAGAAACTTGGCATCGACGAGTCCGATCCGATGCTGCTGAGCATGATGTACCGGGGTAGCCTGTTCAGCCTGCAGGCATCGCCCGATGTGGCCCCGCTCACATCCGTGGTTAAAAACATGCTGCGTGGTGGTGACCTTGCTGGTGCCCTTCGGGTTGTCTCGGCTACGAGCACTGACCCAGAGGTTTCGGCGGTAGCCGCTAAGCTGGCCAAGATGGTTGGCGACACCAAAGTAAAAGTAGGCAAGTCACTTGAGGCCGGTGCCCTCGGCAAGTTCTCCAGCGCTGACAACACAATTAGCCTGCTCGACGGGTCGGGGCTTAACGTCGAAACACTCCTGCACGAGATGACTCACGCCGCGACGGTTGCAACGCTGGCCAACAAGGGCCACCCGCTGACCCGTAAACTGCAGAAAATCTTTGATGAAGCTCGGGAGTACCTGCCGACTGCGTACGGTTCGACTACGCTTGAAGAGTTCGTCGCTGAGGCGTTCTCCAACCCGCAGTTCCAGACACAGCTTGCTGGCCTGAAGATCAAGGGCGAGCCGCTGACGCCGTTCGCTAAGTTCAAGGCAGCGATCTCCAACTTCCTGCGCAGCTTGATCGGCAAGCCTGTGAAGCCTGTGGAGTCCGCACTGGAGCAAACCACGAGCCTGATCGACAACATCCTTGCACCTGCACCGGATAACCTCGGCACTGGTGAGTTCTTCATGCTATCGCCCCGCGCCGCTGGTAAGCGCGTCGCCGATATGCTCGACGGGGTACAGCAGAACATCAAACCCACCACCAAGAAGTTCCGTCAGGACTTCTCCGATCAGGCGATTGAGTTCCTTCGGGGCACAGGCAAAGACAAGGCGAAGCGCGCTATGCTCGGCCTATTGCCTTCTCAGGCTGTGGCTGACGTCGCCGACCGCGCAGGCATCACCGGTGCAATGGACCTGCACGTGATGATGGAAGAACAGCGCGGTGCGATTAACAAGGCCGACCAAGAAGTCGAAGGTGTGCTAGAGTCCGTGTCTAAGTGGGTGAAGGCTCACAAAGACCAAGTCGATGCGTTGAACCGCGTCGTCTACAAGAGCACCATAGAGCAGGTTGACCCCACCAAGCCTGTTTCGGCGTATGCCAATGACCCTGAAAAGGCCAAAGCATGGAAGGCCATGCGGAACGACTGGCGCGCGCTGTCGTCTACGGGCGGCGATAAAATCTATGCGCAGATGCGCGATACGTACAAGAAGCAGTACGAGCGTATGCGGGACGTCATCTACGGCAAGATCGACGAGACCATCACCGATGAAGCTGCGCGCAAGAAGCTGAAGAACGAGGTGTACGCGCGCCTGTTCGAGACCGGCACCATCGAGCCGTACTTCCCGCTGACACGTTCTGGTAATTACTGGCTGTCCTATGTCGCCGACGGTGAGTTCACTGTCGAGGCGTTCGAGACCCTTGCTGCACGTGACCGTGCTATCGCAGACCTCAAGGCAGACAAATCGGTCAAGGATGTCGAGAAGTTCGTCAATGTCAGCAACGCTAACTTCTCTAAGGCACCGCCGAGTTCGTTCGTCGGCCAGACCCTGCAGACCCTGCAGGCGAACAAGGTACCTCAAGAGGTACAGGCCGAGATCATGCGCATGTTCGTGGAGGCGCTGCCGGAAACGTCGTTCGCCAAGTCGCTCCAGCGGCGTAAGGGCACTGCGGGTTACCAAGAAGATGCGATCCATGCACTCAAGACCAAGGCCTTCGACCTTGCTCGCCAAGTTGAGCGTCTGCGGTACAGCGCAAAAATCCGTGATCTACAGGATCGTATTCAGGAAGAGAACGCCACTCGACTTACTGACGAGAACAAGTTCATCGTTGATGAACTACAGCAGCGCGCGGACTTCGCACGTACGCCGCCGAAGGATGGACTGGCGCAAGCTGCTAACCGTGCAGCGTTTGTGTTTACTATTGGCTTCAACGCATCGTCTGCGCTGGTCAACCTCTCGCAAGTACCGATGTTCGTGTACCCAATGCTTGGCGGTAAGTACGGCTATGGCGCTACGGGTCGGGCGATCAAGAACGCATCTAAGCTCGTCACTAGCAGTGGTTTCGACCGCAAAAGCGCCATGGTTGCTCCGTATGGTAATGAGGCCAATATCAAGGTCAACGCCATGCCCAGCGTTGATAACTACTTCGAGCTGGATGCCAACGGTGACTACGTAATCCGCAAGGACCTCGAACTTGATGAGGATATGCGCCGCGTTGTTGATGAACTGAAGCCTTTGGTGCAGATGATGGCGGAGCGCGGACAGCTGAACCGCTCCTTGTTTGCCGATAACCTCGGCGTTGACAGCTCAGGACGTGATCGTAGCATCACGGACACTGTGGCAGCGGCGTCGGCCTTTATGTTCCACAACGTCGAAGTTTATAACCGTCAGGTCACCGCAATCACTGCGTATCAGCTTGAACTGGATCGCTTGAAGCAGGCGGAGCCAAGCCTGTCTACTGCAGAGCGTCAGCAGAAAGCCGCAGAAACTGCGCTGTACAACACCCAGATGACCAACGGCGGGTCGGTGCTTGAAACCGCACCTCGCCTCGGCCAGAAGGGTATTGGTCGGGTCGCCATGATGTACAAGACGTACGGCGTACAGATGTACTACTCCATGTTCAAGACCGTCCGAGACGGGATTGAAGCGCACTATGCTGGTGACAAAGCATCACGCAACATCGCAATGAAGCAGATCGCCGGGGTAATGGGTGCATCGTTTGTGTTGGCCGGTGTCGTGGGTATGCCGCTTGCACGTGAGATCATGCAGCTGCTTGACCTGTTCTTCTTTGACGAAGAGGAAGACGACGTCGAGACCGTCGTGCGTAAGGCTATCGGGGAAGGGTTCTACAAGGGGCCGCTCACTGCACTGCTCGGCGTTGACTTGTCCAGCCGTATCGGCCTGTCGGGCCTCATCCTGCAGGCCAACCGGTATAACCACGATGCGTCGCTCGAAGAGGATGTATTCCACTATCTCGGTGGCCCTGCATGGAGCGTTGTATCCTCGTACAATCGCGGGTTCAAAGACATCATGTCCGGCAACATGGAGCGTGGCGTTGAAACCATGCTGCCAGCCGGTGTTCGCAACGCGTACCAAGCAGCGTTCCGCTTCCCGCGTGACGAGGGCATCCTCACACGTCGCGGTGACCCGATTATGGACGACTTGTCCTTCGGTGAACTTGCAGCCAAGTTTATTGGTTTTGCCCCAGCGGAGTACACCCGCACTCAGGAGATGACCCAGCAGGGCAAGCGGATCGACGTTGCGGTAAACACTAAACGTACTGCCCTACTGCGTCGTTACTATGTGGCGCAGCGCATGGGGGACTACAGTGAGAGCCGCCAGATTATGAAGCGCATCCAAGAGTTCAACCGCCGCCACCCCACTGCACGGATCGATGCGGATTCGTTCCGACGCTCTATGCGACAGCATATGGAGACCTCGGCCCGCATGTATAACGGGGTGTCTATCAGCCCGAACATGCGTCAGGCTATCCAAGAGAGCGACCAAGAATGGAACCAAGGTTGGCAGCTCTTCTAAGAAAAAAGTCCCCGCCGTTAAGCGGGGACTAGTGCAGGGAGGAGAACATGATTTGACATAAGTCGTACCATGAGTACTGACATGTTATCATAAAGTCCTCCAAACACGTACCCCAAATTTACCATCCTCTATGCGCGGCTGGGATTTGAACTTCCAACCGCGCTTTCGTGCCAGCTTATCTACCTGTTTCTTGGCTTCTTCGGTGTTGATGCAGGGGATGAATACGGACATATCCACCCCCATTGCGTCCCAATCGACCGATATGGTCACCCCGTCAGGGTACAAGTCTCCGATCTTTGGCACCTTAGTCATCTTCATCCCCATGCAACCCGTCGAACTTAACCTCAATGGTGTCCTGTGGTGGCAGGTTCAGGTGTGTACCCTTGGTGATGCGTATCCGCTTCTTCTTCGCGCCCATGGTCTCGATCAGGTGCGATAGGCAGGCACCGAAGTCGATCTGCTGTTCAGTGCACCAAGCCTTGAACGGCTTTACGAGGATGAACGCGATCTTGGTATCGGTCTCATACCGGGCAACCAGCTTGCTGCGTGGGTTAACCTCGGGGACGATAAGTGAGTCCAGTCCGTCAGACCCGACACCGCGCAAGTCGCTGGTGCTCTTGATCCACAGCACGTTGCCATGGTGTTCACTGAAGAAGTCAGAGACGATCTGCGACACACTAGAGTTCATGTCATCTGCATCGTTTCTGTTTTGCTTCAACAGCTTCACACAGAACTGAAACAGTTTGGCCATGTCGTAGTTAACCAAGCCGATCTTGGTGGCAATCATACCTGCCAATAGTGAACGTGAGATAAGTTCTGACCAGAAGCGATGCGGCTGCGACAGCCCCGCGGCCTCGTCTACACGCCGCTGCACCTTCTTGTACATCTCAGCGTACTGCTCCTTGTTCTTCATGTAATGCTGCAGGAACCCGATACCGGCGTGGCCGTAGTGCGATATGACCTCGATAGCGAAGTTATCCGTCATCGCCTTGTCACCGGCGTTGTCGAAATACTTGTCAACACGTGCCTGCAAAATCCGCATAGCCTCAGCTTTCGGCATCGCTTTGTACAACGCAGCACGGTCGAGCAGGCTGGTGTTCCCAGTGGACATAGACAGCAATCGCCATGTACCACCCCGAGCGCGCTCGACGTTGCCGCCGCCACCCATGCGGCCCTTCTGGCTACCACGAGGAACAGCGTACGCGAAGTCCGACACGTCCTTGGGGCGCATATTGGTAAGTTCGTCTAGCACGTAGGGCAGACTGCGGTAAGTCTCGGCGCGCAGCATTCTGAAGTTAGCGGTGTCCGACTCCCCAAGAATAAGGTGTTCTGGTGACCCCCATACGGACAGCCCGAGCAGGGTGGCCGTGGTCTTACCGAGACCTGACTCTTTACTGTGCAGGTGTAGGATTGCACCGTGTATCGGCGAATTGTGCATCAGCGCCGAGCCGAAACTCGCGCAGACCACGAGCTGATACAGCTCCATGCCTTCTTTGTTGAAGAACTCCGCGTTCTTCTTCCAGCCGTCTAACGTACCAACAGGTTCGAATGCGGGGAATAGCGCAGCGGTGTTAGTCGACGGGGGGTTGAAGTCGATGCGGTCCGCGAAGATTTCTTGGTTCCCAAGGATGAACGACGTGGCCTCGGGTGTAGTCCATCCAAACTGATTGTGTGCCTTATCGGCTGCGTTCTTTGCTTGCAATTCTTCTACCCATCTCAGCGTATATGACATTAGTTCATCCAAGGCTTTGCCCGATGCGGTCACGCCCCTAGAGGACACCGCTTTACGGAACTCCTCTTTAGACGTGATAGCCACTTGCGGGACTGTGAACTCACGCACCCCGTCTCTCGGGAGGTGCAGGCGGAATACCAACGCATCTTGCTCTCCGTCATGCACACGGCGCACTGCATAGATGTCGTTGTGGTATATGCACTTCTCGACCGGATCACCGTCAGCATCTACACTGCGGATGTAGACACCCCCACCAGACCCACGAAAGTACGGGCGCGGGAACACAGGAATTACGTATTCTTGTTCTGGTGCGTTCGGCAGCGTATTCGACGGTGCGACTACGTGGTTGTCTTCCTCAGTAGCCTCTTTGTATTTACCACCGAGGACAATGGGTGATTTGATCTTACCCCACAGCGGACACCCGGTGCAGACGTCAGGGTTATATTCGTCGAACGTGGTGCACAGGTACGGACCTTTGATGCGATCCATCTTGTCGTACATCTCGTCCGGCGTGAAGTCAGGGTGCTTGCTAGAGATACGCGCCGCTGCCTTGTCCGCATCGACGCAGTGCTTGGCAATCGACAGCCCTGCGCGCCACATGGGTTCTGACATGGTCTCTTGGTTACGGTAGATATAGGCCAGCTGCATACAGCCTTTGCCTTTACCCGTCTTCACCATGATGTCTTTGAAGAAGTACTCGCGGCTCCCCATCAGTGCGTCCATCACTGAGTTGGGCCCGTTTATAGCGGGAACTTTGACGGGAACTGGTATCGGTTCAGCGCCGAGCAGCTCCGCAAACCGGTCAAGCGAGATCGGCTTTACAGCCTCAAACCCTAGCACTTTGACTTCTTTTGGTGGGTTGTCCTTGTGGTTATGTGAGCCCGGCATACGTAGCACACGCGCCGCGTCGGCGGTCACGGCAGTGTCGGCCTTGAACTTGTGGTGCTTGCACACGGCCTTCAGGCGGTCAGCAACCGGGGCCCATTCGTCAAGGGTCACGTCCTCATCGAGCGGCCAGTATACGTGGATACCACGCCCCGAGTTGACGAGTACCGGCTTGGGTAGCTTAACAGCCTTACAGAACTGCTGCAGTTCTTTCAGTGCGGTGTTCTGGTCAGGGAACTTCTTGGGGTCATCGGGACCGCAGTCTAAGTCCAAATAGAACGAGCGCTTGCGCGCTACGTTGTCAGCTTCGCGTGAGCCAGCTTCGCCGAAACTAGCCAGTGCATAGTATGTGTTGTTTCCGTTTGCATCCATCTCGTGAACGGCGTCCATCAGATGATCTACGCTGTCATAGAACTTCTGCTTCTTCCGACCTGTTTCTGCATGGATTGCAAGAACGCAGTACCACCCCGATTGCGGCAAAACGCTCTGTAAAAATCTTCTTGTTTCCATTGCCTGCGCCTACCAAAGAAGAGGCCGTGGCCAACATGACCACGGCCCGGGTTGAGATTACTCGTCGTCCCACTCGGCTACGAGATCATCAATACCCTCATCCTCGGAGGCTTTTACCTCTTCTTTCTTCGGGGTCTTCTTCGGCTCTGCGATAGGTGCATCGTCTTCTTCGTCTGCGAGGACGTTGTTCGACTTCTTCGGCTCAACCTTCTTTGCAGGCTTGTCCGCCACACCGTCGCTCTGCGACACGGTCATGGTAAGAGCTTTAGCTACGTCTTCGTGCTTGCGAAGTTCCAGCACCTCTTTCAGTTCAGCCTCATCCACAGGACGCGCTGCCTTGAAGAACAGCTTCGGTACGTCGCTGTTTTCGTCGAAGTACATGGTCGTGACCACTGCTTGGATCGGTGCGTTGTGCGCCTTCAGATAACGTGCGTATGCCTGCATCGGCATCTTGCCATCCTTGTTCTCACCGAACACCGAGGTCGCCGACAGTTGGACTTGGTAGACTTTGTCGTAGCTGTTCTCCAGTGCGACAGCGATACGCTGCGAGAAGCGGCATGCACGGGTGTCACCCTGACCAGAGCCACGGACATTCATCGGGCAGTCAGCACAACGAGATGCTTGGCGCTGTTCGGCAGGGACGTCGGGTGCGGGTGTTTGAGTATCTGCCGACCAGCAGGTGGGCGGTGCCGGGTTCTCAGGGTCATAAGTCCCAGCGTAGTAGGTACGTGCCACCTTGGCGGCGTCCAGTACCACGACGTTCAGCGAGCCGCTGCTGTTCACGTTGACTTGTTCACCGCCAACCAACTCACGAAAGCGTGAGCCGCGGAAGCTAATACGGCGCATGCCGCTGCCGCCACCGGCGAGGTTGTCATTGGTGTTCAACAGGTCTTTGAACAGGTCGCTGGTTACGAGGCTGTTGCCTTTGAAGAGGTCCAGTTCACTCATCGCATGTTCTCCTTATGCGTCTTCGTCTGCATCGAAATCAAATTCGAGTTGGTCTTCGTCATGGGTTACTTCGCCCATTGACAGTACTGAGCCTTCCACACCGGTCACTTCTACTGCGACGTCTGCGGATGCTGCTTCTTCCTCTTCTTTCTGCATCGCCATAAGCGCTTCGGCTACGGCAGGGCGATTGAAGCGGTAGGTGTTGCCCAGCTTGATGTAGGTGTTCTCGGGGATGTACCCCTGCCGCACCCATGCACGGATCGTGGACACCGACACGCAGAAATACTGCGATAGGTTCTCGATGGTCACAAACGGGCTTTTCTCTTTCACGACTTTGTCGGTCATTTCTTCCTCACAGAAATTACGTACTCGGAATCCACGTTGAGGCCCGGCGGTAGCAGGTCGGGGTTTTCCTCTAGGAATTGCTGCACGTTGGTTTGGTTAAGGCTCTTGGTCAGAAACTCAGGCACCTCATGCGCAAGAATAAACTTGTGCATCGACTCCCAGTCGCTGGTCCAATACTTCTTCTTCACAGAGCGGTAGAACAGCCCTGCATCGGTACGAACGCTCTCGACGCCATGTTCTTTGCAGTAGTCGAGAAGTGCACGCTTCACGCGATCTTGCTTCTCCTTCAGTTCGGCGTCTTCTTTTTTGAACGCCGCCGAAATCGCTGCCCGCTTATCGCGTATCTTCAAGTACACGCGGGTCAACTTTTCGACTGATACTTTTTCGTCAGTCATCATGTTCTCCTTTGCCTAGACCTTATAGATACTGACTTATAATGCGCTAGTCAAGTATCTGTTTGTACAAGTCGATAATTCTTGTGTGCACGTCTATTCTGTTATCAAGCAGCGCGTAAACGTGTTTTTCTACGGGTGCGCCTTGCAGCTGCACGACAGTACACGGATGCTTCTGTCCAGAACGATGCACACGAGCGTTCGCTTGTGCGTAGGTCTCTAGTGAGGACGTAGGTCCCCACCATACGACAGTGTTGGCTGCGGTTAAAGTCACACCATGTGCTGCCGATTGGGGCTGGATCACCAATATCTTGGGGTCAGGGGTCTCTTGGAACCGTTTGAATATCTCCGTGCGCTTCGCTGCTGGTACGTCTCCGCGAATCACTTCGGCGGTGTGTCCGTCCTTCCGCAGCTTCTCGACAAGCACGTCGATGGTGTGCCTAAACGGTACAAACACGAGCACCTTCTGGCTGCTCTCGTCTATAACTTCTTTCAGCACGTTGTATCGGTTCTTGATGTCGAACTCTAGCGTCGAGCCGTCGTCGGTATACACAGCCCCAGCGCTGATCTGCAGGAGTTTGTTCATAGCAATCGCCGCATTTGGTGCGGTGACCTCTTCTCCTGCGGCCTCCATGACCAGTCGGTTCTTCAGTTCGTTGTAATACTTCTTCTGCTGGCGGGTAAGTTCGACGTCGCGCTTCACGTACGTCATGTCCGGCAGGTCGAGGCATTGCTCCTTGGTGAAGCGGATGGCTGGTTGCAGTGCGTTATACACGGTCTCCGTCGCATTCGGCTTCGCTATCCATTTGAACTGCGTGATCTTCATCATCACTTGGTCGCGGAACGCACCGAAAAAACGCGGTACGGCAGTGGGGTTTACCAGCTTAGCTAGACCGAACGCGTCGAGCGGGGACTGCGCGGCGGGTGTACCCGTCATCATCCACAGCCACGTATCATCAGTTACTAATCGGTTGAGGCACTTCCACCGCTTGCTCTGTGCGTTCTTGTAGTGTGTTGCCTCGTCGATAATGATGAGGTCGAACCCGCCGTTACGTATCTCCTCTTCGACGATCTCTACGCCATCGAAGTTGATGACGATGAACTCCGCCCCACCGTTGATAATCTTCTTGCGCTTCTCCGCTGAGCCATGGGCCACGTCTACCGTGCGGTGCATAGCAACCTCGAACAGGTCTGCGCGCCATGCTGAGTCCATGATCGACAGCGGGCAGATCACCAGTGCACGACGCACCTTGCCTTGCTTCATCAGGAAGTCCGCTGCCCAGATAGCAGAGGCAGTCTTGCCGGTGCCCTGTTCGTTGAAGCAGAATGACTTCTTGTGCAGTGTGAGGAACTCGGCGGTAGTGCGCTGATGGTCCATAGGCTTATAGCGACCGGGCCAGTCGTATCGCCCAGAAATCGGGGACGGTGCCTTTACACCCAAGCTGCGCAGGGTCTGCACCTCATCCACACCCCAGCTAACCGCAACCTCGTGAGGGCCGGTGGCCTTACTCTTGGGGATGGTTTCAGTGACACGTTTTGGATTGCGCAACCTAAGTAGGAGCGCCTTGCTGTTGATAATCTTCATGTTCTCTCCGGTGTTAGTGCGGCACTAACGCTTCTTGCCCTTGCTCAGAGCACCTCCTGCAGCGCGGTTTTTTGCGCGGCTTTGGACGGTGTACCCGTTCTTGTTGCTACCGCCTCGGGACAGCGGCTTCTTGTGGGCAATATCCTTACCCTCACGCTTGTCCGCTACGCCATTCTTGTTGGCGTCTTTACCTGTCTTGTCCATGGCCCGACGAGCACGTTGCCGTTCCATACGGTCGGCGTGTTCACCGCGCGCCTTCTGCTGCTGGTACTCTTTCTTGTACGGACGTGGTTTGTTTTTGTAGGGCATCAGTTTGCTCCATTGTGGGGACATTCAGTTACAGGGCAGTGGCGCTTACACAAGCCGCTTGGCCGTGGGTTCCACACCTCTACCTCGAACGCTTTCTTCATGGCACCATGCTTAGCCAACCACTTCCGCCACAGTTCGTCCTTATCAAACTCCGTGTAACTTCCTTTGACAAGGGCAGTAGCAATCACGAACAGTAGTCCTGCTTTGATACGCTTGACCTGCGGGAAGTGTGCGAACACAGTCAGAGCCATCAACTCCAGCTGACCCTTGTCGGCATACTTGGCTGACTTACCAGTCTTGTAGTCTACCACCCATGCCAGATCGCCGTCGATGATGATGAGGTCGGCAATACCCCGGAACCACACGTCCTTCGCGAAGAAGTCGCAGGGTTCTAGGTTCTCCGTTAGACCCATCTTACGTTCGCACAGCTTCTCCCCCGGCTTCGCTTTGAGCCGCTCGATTGCCTTGGTCGCGAAAGAAAACTTGGCAGGGATCGGCGTGTCATCACGTACGAAATCCTCTGCCGCCTTATGAAACTCAGTCCCGTACCGCATCGCCTCAGTCTCCTGAAACGGAAACTGCTTGAGGACGTTGACGTGGTAAAACTGCTTAGGACAGGTCTCGAAGGCTTTCAATCGACTGTAGGACCAAGGCGCTGCGCTCATTCACATTCTCCGTAACTTTTTGCTGTTCCGGCTTCGCAGTCCACGGGCAGACCTGCTGCCCAATCCGGTGTCCACCGCATCGACTCTTCTACGTAAGCCACTGCGTCGGCCACTTCGGCGTCGGGTACACAGCATACGATGGAGTCATGAACAGTTAACACTACTTTGTATCGCTTGGCAATCCGTAGCATCTGTTCGCCAATGATGCACCTTGCAACGCCTTGGCACACGTTCTCGACCACTTTACCGCCGTAGATTTTGTTGTCTCCCGAGCGGACCTTGTAATAATACTGTGGCCCCTTCTCTTCCTCGACTGCGAATAGGCCGTGGTAATACATGGGTAGGCCACTTGGCAGGATGATGGCTTTCTTATTGGGGTCTACCCCCAGCACACCTGCGCGACCTAAGTTTAGTTTGTCACCCTGTGCCATATAGCGGAGCATGTTCTGTGCCGACCGCCACAGCTGACTAATCTTCCAGTTGGTGTCACGGTAGATGTTGATGACCCGCCGTGCCTCGTCCAACTCCATGTCAAAGCCGAACGTCTTTAGCTGCGCTTGGAACTTGACGGCACCCATGCCGTAACCTGCACCGAGGATTGTGGTCTTACCCACGAACCGCTGGTCTTTGGTCACGTCGTCTACGTCCACACCGTAGATGCTAGACGCCATCTTCT